TGAAACTATGGACCCATATAAAAGATATAAAATTGAGAAATCATCTAAATTAATATAATATGTATACTAAATTTATTGAAGAAATAATAACGGCCGATGAATGTGATAAAATCATCAATCATGGAAAATCATTGAATTTGGAATTTATAAAGACTTATGAACCCTCAACTGGTCAAAATTTTATTGATTATTCATTTAATAAAAGAAAAGGAATAAAATTTGTAAATGAAGAATTTAACAACATTGGAGAAAGAATTTTAAAAATAATAAATGAATGTAAAATTTATTCTGGTCTGATTTATGATAAATTGGATCCATATCTTTTTAACCAATATAATGAAAAAAATTTTTTAAATTATCATATTGATACCGCTGAAATAGAAAATGGAGCATCGATTACAGTTGTTTATCAATTGAATGATGATTATGAAGGTGGAGAATTTTGTTATAAAATAAATAATAATGAATATATCTTACCAAAAAAGAAAGGTAGTATTTTTATTTTTGAATCATCAATTTTACATAAGGTAAATCCAGTATTGCAAGGTTGTAGATATTCATTAAATAATTGGCCGAAATATAGTAAATTGAAAAAAAATAATATAATATGAATATAACAAAATTTGAATCTTTTTTTGATGATGAAGTGTACACTCAAATAAAAAATTATGTGGATGATTTACGCACAAATAAATCAACACAATTTATTACAAATTTATCATGGGATAAAAATTTAGTTAATACTAGTGGGTTGATAGCACGATATAGTTTTGATTCATCAGATTTAACCATCTTCAAAACTGTTAAAAAGGAAATTGAAAAAAAAATACCTTACTTTGTAAATTCAGGTGTTGTTCATTTATTACCACCATTAAGTTATATAACATGGCACTCTGATCCACATTGTAAAGCAGCATTAACAATATATTTAAACGAAAAATGGGAAGACAATTGGGGAGGGTATTTAATGTATAAAGATGATGAAAATATATCAGCAATTAAACCAGCAAAAAATTTAGGTGTTTTACAAAAAACCCCAATTAATCATTGTGTTTCTACTATTAACATTGGTGCAGATTATAGAGTTAGTTTACAGTTTTTTTTAACCGATGAGAAAAAAAATTTAATGTAAAATGGAAAAACTTTACAATTTACTTAATACCGATGAAATCAATTATCTTAATTTATTAATAAAAAACGAAGAAAATTGGATATATCAAACAAATTTCAAAGATCCAAAACAATATTATGATTCATTAAAGATTGATATTAACAAGCTTAAAAATTATTATAGTATTATAACCGAAGGTGGTCTGTATGATATTAAAGAAACCGGCCTTAATGTTATTACTACAAGTACACAAATAGATAATATACATTTTGATGAAAGTGATTTAAGTTATGTAACATATATAAACGATGATTTTATTGGAGGTGATTTTATATATTATGAAAATAAAATAAAACATAAAATTAAACCCAACATAGGATTAACAATAAAAATAAAAAAAGCAGTATTACATGAGGTGGAAAGGCTTAGTACAGGACGAAGATTTAGCCTGTATACTTTTCTTGTACAAAAACAAAAAAAATATAATACTCTACTATAAAAAATAATCCAAAAATTTGATTAATATTAAATACAAACCTAAACCCAAATATATGATTTAAATTTTGTTAATTAATATTAATTTAGTATATTTATATTAAAATAGAAAAATATGAGAACAGTTTTAATAGGATCTGACTTTATGTATGATTCCAATGGAGATTTAAAGATTTTAGAAGTAAATACTAATATAACTTTAAATGTAAATGACAAAGTAGAAAACACAGAAGATGTATTTGATTTTTCACATTTACAATCATTTATATCAGATAGAGGATTCACAAGTATTGTTTATATTGGAAGTTTAATGGAGTTAGATACTGAATTGAAAACTTTTTGTGAAACTTTAAATATATCTTATACATTTTATAATGTTGGTGGTAACGCATTAACCGTACCATATGTTGAAGATGGTGATGATGTTTTAATTATTAGAAGTGCGTATGATACTACGGCTATTATTGATGATTCATATTGTGCAGATAAATTCAATTTTGTAGAATTAATATCTAATGAAACATTTGGTTTACCCTATGCTTTAATTGATTCAACTAATACATTAGTAAATACAATTACTGAATTACCTGATAATGGTGTTCATCCAAATTTTATACTTAAATCTAGATATCCAAGTTATGATTTTAATGTTTACCCAAAATTATTTAAAATAACAAATTTAACTGAACTAGATATGGTAATTTCTGAGAATGTTAGTAATGAAGCACTTTTAGTTCCATATATATTCAATCCTAACAAATTATATAACGGAACACATATTCAAGCTATTAGAAGTTATAATATTCTTTATCCACCAACATTGGAATCTTTTAGTATTGGGCAATATACTGCAATTGGTGGTAATGCAGTTACTGAAACTCCATCTTATGATCCTACAACTTTAGTTTTAAATAGTATAGATAGAAACAAATATTTAACTAAACAAATGGATTATGATGGTTATCCAAAGGTTAGAAATACCGATAAATTATTATTGGCAGATGGTACTTGGGCTTCACCTGACCAAATTCAAGTAGGTACAATGTTAAAAACAATCAAAATACCAAATCCTAATGGAATTGAGGTTACAAATGAATTTGGTGATTTTAATATGACATTGAATGACTTTAATTCAGGTGTTTCATATACTGAGGATAAAGTTTTAGGAGTTGAATATGTAAATACTTTGAATAGATTAATTACAATAACATTTACGGATGGTAGTACTTGGTCAGATGGTCAATTTGTTAATTTTTTATGTGATATAAATAATGATATTAGATGGCAAAGAGCGGATTTATTAAAGGCTGGTGATAAATTAATTGCATTAGAAGATGCAACAAGTTCAATTGTATTTGATACCACAAAGGAAGTTCAATCAATTACACTTACAACGGATTTTTTCACAGGTTGGGCTTTTACTGTTGAAAATGATCACTTATGGATTGTTCAAGATACTACTAATAATAATAATTTTGCATTAGTAGAACATAACACATCTTGTTCAGCTTGTACAAGACTTTGTTCAGTTCAGTGTCCTGCTTGTCCTTCTAAATCACAACCTGCATGTGCTTCTAATCCGGCACCTGCAATATGTGTTTCTCAATGTTAATAAATTAAATTAAAATATAATAAAATGGCTAAAATTATATCGGATATTGATATCCAAACTATGAATACAATTACAACTCAAATTGGTAATTTAATTGTAACAACACATTCTTAAATTAAATAAAAGGTTATATGTTCAATTTTAAAGAAATTATTGAAGCCTGGATTATTGCAGGTAATCCAACCGATGCACAGAGAGAACTGGCCGAGGCTAGAGGTAAAATTTGTGATGAGTGCCCTTCTAAAAAAAGATTGTTTAAAGAAAAACAATGGGGGGAATACTGTGGTGAATGTGGGTGTCCAATTGGTAAAAAAATATTTACAAACGATTTCAATCCATGTCCACTAAAAAAATGGGAAGAAGTAGATGATAAATACTATCCCAATACAAAAAAGAAAAAAACATTATTTTAAAGATAATGCATTTATATAAACATAGAAGTTATTTTGAAAAGTGGGATAAAAATAAAACATATAATTGGATTCCGAGCGATGATAAAGAAAGATTTGAATTAGCTTATAAAGAAAATCCAACGGATGAAAATTTGTTATATTATTTAAAAAATCCAATTGAATATAAACTAAATAATGAAGGATTTAGAACATTCGATGATTTTAATTCAACAGATGAGGGTAATGTATTTTTAGGGTGTTCACATACTTTTGGTATTGGACATCATTTAGAAAACACCTGGTCATATAAATTAAATGAAACGATTGGTGGTAAATTTTGGAATTTATCATTGGGGGGAACTGGTGTTACTACTGCATTTAGATTATTATGTGGATATAGTAAAGAATTAAAAATTGAAAAAACATTGTTATAGTGAAGCTGATATGGACATATGATGATACAACCGGTAAAAGTTTTTATAAAGATGAACACCGAATCACTTTAATAAATTATTATATTCTATCAATTACAAATGCTAAAAAATTAGGATATAAAACAATAATTTATACTACAAATATTTCTAAAAAATATTTTGAAAACATAGTAGATGAAATAATTGTTGTTAATAGACCATATGATACGAAAGTTTGGGATTATTTAAAAATATATGTTTTAGAAAATAGAAATGATAATTTTTGTTTAATCGATGGTGATTTAATTTTAAATAAAAAATTACCAATCTTTACAGAAGAAGTTTTATTTGATTCAGTTGATGATTGGAATTGGGAATATGAATATAATGATATTGTAAATCAATTTGCAAATTTAGGTATAAATGAAATAATTGATTTTTGGTCAACGGTAAAAATACCAACAATGAATTTAGGTATATTATATATAGCAAATGATTTAATTAAAAATGAATATATACAAATGTGGAAAAAGATGAACCAATGGTTAAATATACAAACGCAAGAAATAAACTTTGATTTGGCAACTATGGTAATTAGTCAGTACCTATTAACATTAATTTGCAAAAAAAATAATGTAACAACTAAATCTTTCAGAAAAAACACAACTACAAAAAGTGATTTCTACAACCATTATATAGGTGATATTAAATTTAAAGAAAGTTTAGTTCCAAACGATACAATAATAAAAATTAATAAAACTTTTTTATGATTCATATAACTAATAATTTATTAAAAGAAACCGAACTATCTGTAATACAAAATATATGTGAAAATTTTGAAACATTTGAAGTAGATAGTCCTAAAGGAAATGAGAATAATAATTCATACAATAGAGTATTTGTAGATGATGCTAAATTACAAACTTATTATCATGACTTAATAAACTATTTAGAACAAACTATTGATAAAAATAAATTTGAAATATTAGAATTTCCTAAACCAAAAACATGGATAAATAAAGTAATTCCGGAAACTAATAAAAATGATTCATTTCATTATGATATGTCTTTCTTAACTGCAATTACATATTTAAATGAAGATTTTATTGGTGGTGAATTTACATATATAAACGAATTTGGTGGTACTACAAAACTAAATCCAAAAATGAATAAAACACTTATAATGGATAAAAATCTATACCATAAAGTTTCACCTGTTTTATCTGGTGTTAGATTTAGTTTAGTTACTTTTTTCAATTTCAATGCAAAAAATACTAAAACAATTGTATAATGAAACAATATACAATTTCATTTCCAAAAACACTTTGGTATTTTGGTGTAGGTAAAGAAAACGCAGATAAACAAATACATTATTATAACTAATTGATTATCAACAAGTTATAAAAAATACCCTAAAATAGTTGAAAATTAGATAAAAAAGTCGTATCTTTGACTATAAACATTAAACTCTAAGATATGAAGATTTTATCCATTATTGGTATTATATTGTTATGTGCATGCAATAAAGAAGTTACTACACCAATACCACCACAACATTCAGTTTTCTTTTCAATAGATTCAGTATTAAATAGGACAGGTTCAAATTCACTTACTTTGGATAAGAATGGATTTTATCATATGATTATTGATACAATGTCTTTCCAAAACTTAGCTCGTATAACAGGTACATTTTTAGTAGATGGTAAACCAAATAAAATACCATCGCCGGTCGATGAACAAATATTATGGAGTAGTGACCATTATTGGGTATTAAGTGCAGGTGATACCGTTGCACAATTAGTAAAAACTTATTTTAATACTTTTACCGGTAAATTAATGACAGTTAATCTTAAACCATTAATTTCATATCAATCATATTTAGTTCCTACAATAAATCCTGTTTCATATTCGGATAGAAGTAATGGTGAGGTTAATACAATGTTTGCCCCGGTTTCGGCAATGAAAGGAGATACTATTACAATTACAGGTAAGGCAAAATATACCATAGAGATACCAAATTCAAAATTATTTTCAGATGTTAAAATTGATTCAATTCAGAAATCAATCCGAATTATTTGTGATTAAAGAAAAAATTTGTATATTTGAGTTATGATAACAATGCCACAAACACCAATTACCGACCACTCATTTAAGAAGTGGGGAGCAATAAAAATAGAGGAAAGTGATGAAGAGTCAGAATTTTATTATTGGATATTACCACTACCAAAAGAAGATGATGATGTTAGTGATAGACCTACACTTATATCAATAGCAAACGATGAATGGAAAACAATGGATATTAATGAGGGTGAATATTTAATGACCCTTTTTGATAATTTACCAATGTTAGAAACCGAAGAAGAAGTAGAATTATTATATAAAATCTTAACAAAAGAAAATCTAACAAAATGAAAAAAACAGATGTAGAATTACAGCAAAACTATGATAAGTTTATTGCTATTATTAAAAAGTATTTTACCGGAGAAAGATTAGACAAATTATTGTTTATGTATTCCGAAGATGAATTGGGTGGTAATTTAATGGTATCACCTGCAAGTGGTAACACTGGTTATCACAATGCATATGAGGGTGGATATATTGACCATATCTTTAATGTATGTAAAAATGCGTTAAAGATGAAAGAATTATTTATTGCACAAGGTGGTACACAAGATTTCACAGATGAGGAATTAATATTTTGTGCAATACACCATGATTTGGGTAAATTAGGTACTAAAGAGGAATTGCATTATGTTCCAAATGATAGTAAATGGCATATTGAGAATAAAGGTGATGTGTATAAAAGAAATACTAAGAATCAATATATGACAATTACAGATAGAACATTCTTTACTTTACAACACTATGGTATTGTAATTAATGAGAATGAATATTTTGGTATTAAGTTGACCGATGGTATGTATGATGAAGATAACCAAAAGTATCTTAAAACTTTCAATAAAGATAATGTACTTAAATCATCTATTGCAAAAATAATGCATTGGGCAGACCATATGAGTACGGTTATTGAGCAATCACATAATAAGTCAGAAAAATCTGACACATTTACGTTCAATGTTGGAAAATTCTAACAAATTGTCAGTTCAATCCCAATGGTACGGATATTGTATTATATAGAGTATTATTAACAAAACAAAAACATTAAATTATGTATTTAGTAGATTACAACAAATTAGTTGAAAATTGGTTTGCAGATGATTACAGCCAAAATTGGAAAACAACAACAGGTACTAAAACCACTTACAAAACATCAACACAAAGAGTAGCAATTGACATTACAGATGATGTATTGGAGATTGGGTTATTAGTTCCAGGACATTCAGCAGACACATTAACATTAGATTATGAGTCTGATAAAATTAGAGTTAAATCTAAAGCAAACGATGATGAAGATACCAAACCTTCTAAAATTCAAAATGAGTTAATTCAAACAATTGATGAGACATTAACTATTGGAAAAGATTGGGATGGTGCAAAGGCGGAAGCCACAATTACAAACGGCGTTCTTTATATATCTATTCCAAAATTTGAAGAGAGAAAGCCAAAAAAACTATCCATTAAAGTTGGTTAGTTCAGTTATATTTCGTATATTTGAAGGGTAGTCTAAACAACTACCCTTTTTTTATGAGCGAATATTCACAAATACTTCCGTTAAGAACAGACATGAAAGTAGTAGACCAATTTGGGTTTCTACCATTATCAATTAATAGACCAACAAAAGAAAGCAAAAACAAATGGAAAGATGCTTATCTTAATGATGGTAAAAACGAAGAACGTAGAGGTAACACTGGTTGGCTGCCACATTATGCATTTTCAGAATTTCACGCCGGTTTAGCAGAAAACATTTTAAAGTTTTGGTCTATGAAAGGTAGTAGAGTTGTAGACCCATTTGCTGGTAGAGTGACCAGAGCATATGTTGCAACAAAGTTAGGTAGAGAGTACACAGGGTTCGAAATTTCCCCTAAAACTTACGAAAGGATACATGAACACTTTACTGGGTTTGGTATGAAAACTCCCGTTATAAATGGTGATGGTACATTAATGGAAGAAATCGAAGATAAGTATGCAGATTTAATTATGACCTGTCCACCTTATTTTGATTTAGAAAAATATGAATCAGTACCTAATCAATTATCAGATGAATCAAATTATGAAATGTTTATGAATAAAATTGATTTGTGTGTAGGTAATTGTTATAGAGTATTAAAGAGTGGTGCATTTGCATGTTGGGTTGTAGGTGATATTCGTAGTAAAGGTAAATTCTTAAACTTTCACGGTGATGTTATCAATTCCTTTAAGAAGCACGGATTTTTACAACACGATATAGTTATACTAGAAAATATTTCACCATTTGCAGCATTACAGATTGGTAAAACTGCAGCAAATCGTTACACATCAAAAGTACATGAATATCTATTAGTGTTTAGAAAACCTGGAGAATATGAAATTCCAGATTATGTAACACCAGATGAATTAGAACAAGAAACAAAATTAGCAGAATTTTTTAGTTAATGAATTTAAGTAATTACGATACTATATATTTTAACGGATGTTCGTTTACCGAAGGTGGTGGATTTGAAGCAGGTAAGGTATGGATTAAAAATGCATATAAACAAAAATATGGATTTGAATATATTAACGAACAAGAAGTATGTTATCCTACCATAGTTCAAACTTTATTACCCAATTTAAAGGTTATAAATGATGCAAAAAGTGGTAGTGGAACTGAACGTGTTATTAGACGTACTTGGGAATACATTTTTAAAAATGGATTAGATAAAAGTAAAAAAACAATATTCAGTTTAGAACTACCTGGTTCAATTTCTAGATTAGATTTATTTTCAAATGAAGAATACGAATATTTGGTTGGAAATATTGAATATAATGAAAAAGGAAAAGTAAACGATACACAAATTGTAGTAGATTGGATATATGGACCACCACTAAATGAAAATTATAGAAATGAAACAAGAAGAATTTTAAAAGAATATTCAGAAGCATTTATACATCCTGTTGAAAAAGAAAAACAGGTTGCATATTCTTTATTTGGATTAGCTAGTTTTATGATATTAAATGATATTCAATTTTATTTTAGTGGAGATACTAGCTATACACAATACCATTTAAATTTACAATATGATTATCCTAATTTTAATAACGAACATATTTTAAATCTAAAAATAGATAATAATTATTACAATAATATAGTAACTTTTGCAGATACAACAAAAACAAAAATATCAGATGAAGTTGGAGTAGATGTAACAACGGATGGTCATCCAGGTTTTCAGGCACATAAAGATTGGGCAAAGGCATTTGTGGATTTTTTACAAAATAAAGATAATTATAAAAAACAAATAATATGAGATACAAAGAACAAGTAAGAGACAATTTAAACAACATTGAAATTAGAGTTAATTATTTAAGACAAGCAACTGAGGGTAGTAAGCCTATTACTCCACAGGATGCTATTAAAATGATTGATGAAATTTTATATTCATTAACTAAAGTAAATGAATTAGTAGATTTAGAAAGAGAAGGATAATGAACTGGCTTAAATGGTTGGTTGGTATTTCGGCAATAATCATAGCTGGTTGTGCCGCTTTCTTTTCCGTAACGGGTTTAGGTGTTCTATTTAGTGGAGCATCTATATCCGTAATGGTTATGGCGGGTTCTTTGGAGTTCGCTAAATTAGTGTCTGCAACATATTTGAAGCAAGAATGGAGTACCCTTAAGGGGTTTAACAAATGGTATCTTACTTTAGCAATAGGATTATTAATGATAATCACTTCTGCTGGTATATTTGGTTATCTTTCTAACGCATTTCAACAACAAAATCTTAAATTGCAACAGGTAGATAGAGAAATTGCGATTTATACAACAAAAATACAGCAAAATTCAGCTCAAATTACACAACTTAACACTCAATTAACCAATTTATCCTCAACACAAGGTAAAATTTTGGATAATGGTAAGGTAAATAACCGACTTTTACGTTCAATTGATAACAAGGATAAGCAAAGTGCACAAATTAACAAAAAAATTAGTGATTTGCAAGATGAAAATGTTAAAAATAACGAAGAAATTAACAAAATTAAGGTTTCTAACTTAGATTTAGAGAAAGAAGTAGGTGGATTTCGATTTGTGGCCGAAGCTTTTGGTGTAGAATTGAAAAAAGTAGTAAAATTCTTCATATTTTTGATTGTAATAGTGTTTGACCCACTTGCGGTAGCACTTATTATTGCATTTAATGGGTTAATTGGTAAAAAAGAGGAAAAAAAATCAGTATTTCAAAAAGAATTGGAAGATTTTGTTGAAGGATATGATGAAAAAACATACGAAGTGTATGGTGATGGTAAAATTGATGAAAATACAATAAATACTAAATTAAATGAGGTATATGGTGATATAGAAGAGCGAAAAATCTATGATAGTGGAAAAAATTCACCAATTTTAGGAGAACATGAAGTTATAGAAGAAAAACCACTACCATACTACGAAGAACCTGATTTTGATTGGGAAAATAAAAACTTATGGATAAATAATCCAGCCGCAGTTAAGTATTGGATGCAAAATGGTAATTCTATTCACAAATACAATAAATTATATAGGGATCATTTAAAAGAATTAGATAATACCGATTCAACAACAAAAACATACTAAAATGGCACATAAAGAGCAAAAGGATTTTTGCGTTTCAGTTCAATCAAAGTTTCTAGATAAATTTAAAGGAGTTTCAGTATTGGATATTGGTTCTTTGGATATAAATGGTAATAATCGTTATTTATTTGAAGATTACACTTATGTTGGAATAGATTTAGGTGAAGGTAAAAATGTAGATGTAGTTAGTAGAGGACATGAATACAAAACGGATGAAAGATATGATGTTATTATATCTACTGAGTGTTTTGAGCATGATGAATATTGGGTTCAAACAATAAACAACATTATTCACCATTTAAAGAGTGGTGGATTATTTTTATTTACTTGTGCAACAGATGGTAGACCTGAACATGGGACTCGTAGAACATCTCCACAGGATGCACCATTTGTGGGAGATTATTATAGAAACTTAAATGAAGAAATAATGAAAGGTGAGATAGATTTTGATTCTATATTTAATGATTATAAATTTAGTAGTAGACAAAATCCATCAGATTTATATTTTTACGGAATTAAAAAATAATAAAATATGTATTCAGTTATAATACCCACAATGTGGAAAGCAAAAAGATTGGGTGAAACATTAAACGAATTATGTGAACATCCGTTAGTTGGTCAAATTATTTTGATTGATAATAGTGGTGGTGAGTTGGGATATGAAATCATACATCCTAAAATATATCATGTAATCGAAAAAGAAAACACGTATGTAACCGCAGCTTGGAATAAAGGTGTAAACATGGCAAAATATGATAAACTTCTAATTCTAAATGATGATATTTGGATGGATTGGAAAATATTAGATATATTAGAACCTCACGTTACTGAACAAAATGGATTAATTGGTTTAGATGAAACGGAATATAATATTGAACATTACGGACATGAGTTTGGATTAGAACCAATTGAAAGAAGAAATGGTGGTTGGGGTTGTGCAATCTTTGTTCATAAAGAAAACTATTCTCCAATACCAGAAGAAATGAAATTATGGGGACAAGATGATTGGTTATTTGTAAAAGCTAGAAATAGGAGAAAACAAAATTATAAATTAGTAGGATATACTATTTATGGTGAATTATCGGTTACAAACAATATTTTAGATGCAGATCCTAAAATACAAGAAATTAGAGAAAATGATTTAAGATTAAAAGATTATTATAACTTATATTAAGAATTATGTATTTACAAACACCTTACAAAATCAGTTACGATACACAAAAGTATCCATTTAGACAAATTGTTTCAAAAATGTTAGAAGTATGGGAGGGTGATACCATTCCATTAGAAGATTTACACACATTGGAACATTATGATTTATTTGTTAGAGAAAAAGACCAAGCAACGATTTGGCATAAAAGATATTACGAAAAATATAAAACCGAATTCTTACCTACTTACTTAGAATTAGTAAAAGAGCTTAAAGAAAGATTTGGTTATGATGAAGTTATTTATCAAGCTATACCAACATTTAGAGTTCAATTAGCAGAAGGTAATTTGGGAGTGGGTGAGTGGCATAAAGATAGAACTTACAATCATGGAGTGACAGAGGTTAATTTTTGGATGCCATTTGTAAATACCAACGAACAAAATACAATTTGGATGGAGAGTGTAGAAGATAAGGGTGATTACAAACCATATACTGTTAATTATGGTGAAATATTAGTATTTAGTGGTGCAAATTTATATCATGGTAATAAAAACAATGATAGTAGCCAAACAAGAGTATCAGTTGATTTTCGTTTAGTAGATCCAGCTAAATTTATACCAAATGAGGCAGGTTCAATTAATATGAAGGCAAAATTTGATATTGGTGGTTATTTTGAGAAATTATAGATATGCTAGATATAATATGTGTAGGTGGTTCAAACACATCATTTAGACGTCCTGAAAAAGCTAGGTTTAACGAAGGGTATTGTCCTGATGCAGATGTCGATAATGCTGGTACTGGTTCTTATCCTGAAGTAATACATAGACATTTTGGAAATAAAGTATATAATTTAGGGGTAGCAGGTAATTCCGTTCAAACTGCTGTATTATCTGTTATATCACTTGCAAATAAATTAATTAATAGTGGAAATAATAATTTTTCTATAATATTTAATTGTTCTGAGTTTTATAGACAATCTATGTATTTTTCAGATAAAATGTTAAAAATAAAAAATATAACAGATATTGATAATAATCCTGTTATAAACAATTATTTATTTCAACCTGATAAATCTGGATTTTTCTTATTAGGTGGTGTTCAAAATATATCAAAGGATTCATATTCAGATAGTAATTTATTTAAAATTGCAAAAGCATATTCAGAACATTTATTTTCATTTGAAGAGTGTGAATTAAAAGCACTTACTCATTTATTATTATTTCAAAATTTTTGTAAAGTAAATAATATACCTTATAAAATATTTTTTGACTTTGATAACTTTTCATTTCCAGATATGAATTGGTTTGATTTGGATAAAACAAATGAAGAAACTTATTTTAAATCATATTTCATAGATAAAAAATTAACAAAAAAAGAACCATTGGGCCATATTAAAAAAGATCCGTATGTTTATGATTTATTTAAAATGTTAGATTTAAATAATTGTTGGTTTTACGAAACTGATGAAATTAAGTATGGTGGTATTCATGAATGGATATTTAAAAATAATGAATATAAAGCAGGGGATTCCGAATATATTGCATTTCATTTTGAAGATACAGAAAAAACACCAAATGAATTAAAAGATAAACCAACATTACTTAATATTCAAAGTGCAAAAGAAAAAATGAAAAAAGGTGTATTTTTTGAAACTGCTCATCCGACTTATTACTATTGGGAAAAATTTGTTAAAGAAGTTATGATTAATTGGAATTTATTCTAAATATTATTTGGAAATTTAATTAATTAAATGTATATTTGAGTATTAAACATTACATATGATAAAAATAGTAACAGACAAGGGAATATTAAAACAACCAATTCCTAACACACCATTCACTAAAGAAGAACAAGATTTAGCAACAGCTGCATTATTAACCGCAGTAACCGAACAACAAGGTTTAGGTATGAGTGCAAATCAAATTGGATTAAATAAAAGAATTTGTGTAATTAATGTGAGAGAAACTCCATTAGTATTAGTTAATCCAGAAATAGTTGATGAAGGACAAGAAAAATTGGTTTATTTTGAAGGTTGTTTATCTTTACCCAAAACAATGAAAAAACCTATTAAGACAGTTCGTTCTTATAATGTAAAGGTAAAAGCAGATAATTTTCCTGACGTATTAGAATTTGGTACGGAAGAAAGAAATCACGAAGATATTAATAAATTATTTAGTGATTTAGGATTATTAGAATCAGTTTGTGTTCAACATGAAATTGACCACTTAAATGGTTTAACAATTAGAGATAGACAATATACTGAAACTGTACGTTTAACTGCATTTGCTAAATTAGGTAGAAATGAAAGATTTATTCTTAAAAAGGGTGAAGAAACACGTTCAGTTAAGAAAAAGAACCTATCAACTTACTTAGAACAAGGATGGGAGGTAGTATAATATGTTTGTAATATTAACAATATTAGTTTTACTTACATTGGGTTATATAATTTGGAATCTCCTAAAAAAATTGGAGAAAATGGAAGAATTATTAGAAGCTCAGGATTTAAAACTACAATATAATTTAGATAAACTTATTGCAATGTATGTAGCAATGAAAGAAATAGATACCAATGGTGCATTTGAAAGTGATGATGAAGTTGGTGCCATATTTAATGATTTGAAAGATACTATTGAAAAAAACTTAAAAGAAATAGAAGAAACTAATGGGTAGAAAGAAAAAAGACACCCGTTACTTTACGGAGCAAACGGAAGCTGCTATTATAGCATATAATAAATCAGATAATCAAATTGAAAGAAATAGATTATATGCAGAACATATCCACTATTCATTTTATAAGTTAGCTGAGAATGTTTTAAATACATGGGGATTTACATACTTTGATGATGATAAAGAAGATATTAAATTTGAAGTAATTTCATTTCTTTTAGAAAAAATACATAAATTTGAAGAAGGTAAGGGTAAAGCATTTAGTTATTTTACAATTGCAGCTAGAAATTATCTTATTTTAAATAATAATGCAAATTACAAAAGATTTAAAGCAACATCACAATTAAGTACAATGCCTGAAAGTTGGGATTTAGAAAATGATTTTAAACAAGTAAATCATAATGATGAGTTTAAAACATTCAATGAAAGAATGTTGCAATATTGGGATTTGAATCTTAATAGAGAATTTACAAAAAAAAGAGATATTCAAATTGCAGATGCTGTTTTAGAATTATTTAGAAGAGCAGAATATATAGAATCATTTAATAAAAAATCGTTATACTTATTGGTGAGAGAAATGACAGGTTATAAAACACATTATATAACTAAAGTTGTTTCTAAAATGAAAGAAACTCAAATGAAATTGTATTATCAATTTTTAGATGAGGGGGATATTACACAAGAATCAAAAGACCCTTTTTGGAAGAGAGTAATAACTAAATGAGAATACTAGGTATATCAGCTTTTTACCACGACTCAGCAGCTGCATTAATTGTAGATGGTAAGGTCTTGTCTGCACAAGAGGAAGAAAGATTTACCGGTATTAAACATGACCAAAGATTTCCTATCAATTCGATTAATTGGATTCTAAAACAAAATAAACTTAAGATTAATCAAATAGATAAAATTGTTTGGTACGAAGATCCTAAAAAGAAATACGAAAGATTTAAAGAACAATATCACAAATATTTTCCTAAAACATGGAGATTAACTAAAAAGTTATTGACATGGAAAGGTAATAATGATATTGATTCTATTATTAGAAATACATTAAAGTATAGAGGTGAAATAAAATATTGTGAACATCATCTTTCTCACTTAGCATATTCATTCTATACATCACCATTTACCGATGCACATTTATTCTCCGTTGATGGAGTTGGTGAAAACGAAACAGCCGTATTAGGGTTGGGATTAAAAGGTAAATACATTCAACAATTAGAAAGAAATTATTTTCCACATTCATTAGGATTATTATACGCATCCGTTACAGCATTCTTAGGATTCAAACCTAATAGTGGTGAATACAAAGTTATGGGATTAGCAGCTTATGGTAATCCTAAAGATGTGTATAGAGAACAATTTGAAAAGTTAGCAAAACTAAACGGAAACACATTAGAATTGGATTTGAAATATTTTTCATTCCATTATTCAGAAAGAGGTATGTTTACCGAAAAAATGGCTGAGTTATTCAATCAAGCACCAAGAACACCTGAAAGTGAAATTGAACCACAATATATGGACATTGCATTTTCATTACAAGCTCATTACGAAAGATTATTCTTTGCAATGTTGAATAAATTTCATTCACACTACCCAATGGATAATTTATGTTTAAGTGGTGGTTGTGCATATAATGGTTTAGCAAATGGTAAGATAACCTTAAATACTCCTTATAAGAATGTTTATGTACCACCTGCTCCATCTGATGCCGGTAGTGCTATTGGTTGTGCATTATATGAGTTTTACAAATCAAATCCTACACATTCAAAGGTAGATAACCATAATCCCTATTTAGGTCCTCATTATCACAATGCAGATTATCTTAATGTACTTCATAGACTTGTTCCTAAAGATAAGATTAAACACACTCTAAACCCTATGGCGCTACATAAGCAGGTTGCTGCGTTAATTCACAAAGGAGCAATTGTAGGTTGGTTCAAAGGAAGTAGTGAATTTGGACAAAGAGCATTGGGACATCGTTCTATTTTAGCAAATCCAACTATTCCAGATATTAAACCTAAAGTTAATAGAGTTATTAAAAAGAGAGAAGGTTTCCGACCATTTGCTCCTATGGTAACGGCAGATGAAGCTAATAACTACTTTGAAATGTTGGGACAAGAAGTTCCTTATATGAATCAGGTATTTAAAGTTAAGGATGGTTTTATTGCAGGTTTACCATCAATTACTCACGCCGATGGAACAGCAAGAGTTCAGACAGTAAAAAGAGAATTTAATACAGACATATATTTCTTACTTAAGGAATTTAAAAAATTAAGTGGATATCCTATTCTACTTAACACCTCATTCAATTTAAGAGGTCAAACAATGGTATTAGATCCTGAAACTGCTATTAAAACATTTTACGATTGTGAAATGGATTATTTAGTTTTAGGTAGTTATATCATTAGTAAGTAAGTTTTTATTTACACAATATTTATAAAAAAGATTTATGGCAAGCGTAGACATGAATTTTCCCTTATTTAAGGGAAAAACATTTAGTGATTTGTTGGGAGACATTTACGAAAACCAACAAGCAAAAAAGAAAAACATTTCAGCATTAATTGAAGAAATGAGAAAGTTAGTTACTTCAACAAGAGATGTAGTGACCGTTGGTCCTATTATTACTCAATTGATAGAAGCTAGTATTAGTAATGATGACCACCTTATTAAGATTGCAAACATAGCACAAAAGTTAGTATTAGCAAACACTAAAAAAGCTGGAGATGAAGGTTGGTTAAGTGAAGATGATAAGAAAGCTCTATTAGAGGAAATGGATGCGACCGCAAAAGAAATAACACAAAATACAGAAGATAAGATTGAAGATTTAGAATTTGAAATTGAAAACTTAAAAGAAACATTGGGTAGTAAATAATGGCTAATTTTTTCCAATCACAACAAGTTTCTGCAAATTTTGCACCTAATACAACTGGATTGCAATACGACATTGCATTGGTTCATAGTGTAGTATTGAATATAAGTGATATTAAAAATCCAATACAAGATTTAGATAAAGCATATTCTGAATTTAAAGATAGTGATTATATAGACAAAGATGGATTATATTATGGTGCTATTTATTATAGAAAGCCTGGTGCAGCGGTTGAAATAAATGAAGATAAATTATCGGTTGCATATCCTTTAAGAAGAGAGTTTTTACAAATACCCGTAAAAAATGAGACTGTAAGAATTTATAATATATCGGGTAGAGATTATTACGAAAAAATAACTCCAGAAAATTCTCCAAATTTTAATACAGATACAACATTAGTTTTATATGGATTGAAAACTACAAAGGAGACTGATGGTGGTAGTAATAGTAATTTAAACAATTATCAAGAAACTTCACAAACGGGTATAGCTAATTCGGATAAAGGTACAAATACTTCTGATAATATAAAGGATGGGTTTGGTGGTAAATATTTTAAAAGAAATATGAAAATTCATCAATTAGCTATGAATGAGGGCGATACTATAATTCAAGGTAGATTTGGACATTCAATTCGTTTTAGTGGATATATACATGATGATAAAACAAATGGAACATCTTATCCTGCAATATTAATTCGTAATGGAGAAAGTTCTAATAATCAACAAAAGAAAATATATGATGTAGTAAGTGAGGATGTAAATGGTGATGGTAGTTCAATACAAATAACATCCGGTCAATATAAAACACTTTTTAATTCTACAAATGTAAAAGTTAGTAAAGAAGCAAATTCTAACTATCCATCTTCAGATAATTTAATTGGAGATCAAATAGTAGTTAATACAGGTAGAATAATTCTTTCATCAAAAAATGCAGAGACATTTTTGTTTAGTAAAAAAACATTTAGTATCTTTACTGATGATATTGTTACAATAGATACTGAAAAGGGTTATACACTTATTTCTCAAAATGGTAATATTGAAATAAATGCTAAAAATAATAAAAATGTTATATTAGCAGTTAATAGTGGTGGTAAAGTATTTCATGGTAAAGATGGTGCAGACCAACAGGCTATCTTAGGTAACAAATTAGTAGATTTATTGGGACAATTAATCGATGCAATAGATGCTATGACAATTGCAACACCATCTGGTCCATCGGCTCCTGGTCCTATTGATAAATCACCATTTAATAATATAAAGAATCAATTGAAAGATACTCTATCTAAAAACAATTACCTTATCTAATGTGGTCACAATTTTATGATGAAGTAGGAACTAAAATGAAACAAGCCGATTGGAAATCTTCGGATGAATGGGCAAATTATTTTAGTAAGAAATATGATGAGTGTATAAAGAGAGGATTTGATAATACTACAAAAAATCCAATTAAAAAAGGTAATGTAGAATTGATGAATGCACTTTTACAATCAGCAGCGGCAACTTCTTTAGCAGCTTCTAATCCATCATTTTATAGTTCATACATTACATTATTAGGAAATGCGGTTGTTGGATATTGGACGGGTTCCGAATTACAAAACACTTCTATTCCGGTATTTCCTGCACCTGGTACATTAGTTAATTTATCTGTTACTTCTAATGTTGTTACTAATCCTGGTAAATTTTCAAATGGGGTTACTCCTCCAATTACAAATGTAGATGAATTTCTAAAATTGTTTATAAGTTTAGCACAATTGCATTTAACTACAATACAAGGTAGTTGTTATACAATTTCACAATACCCACCACCATTACCACCTGGACCTGGTGTTATAAGTTGGACCGGATATAAAGTTGAAATGGGTAAATTAAATTCAACTCAATCAATTGCACCATATGAAATTAATAATGCAGATTTTAAATTAACCGATGATGAAACAATAGGTGCAGAAAACGATTTGAAAAAAGCCGATGAAACAATTGTAGAGGTTAAACAAAAACAAGCTACAAAAGAAATATCAGATGATGAAGCGGTTGTATTATTAGAATCTTCATACGAAGCAAAGGAATTAGCTACTTATAAAATTTCTACCGGTATGAATGTTAGCATTGGCGTAGATGTTGATATTTTGAATAATATACAACAGTCTACCAAAGATGATAATATTGGAAAAAGAATTGTAGCATATGCAAAAATAGCAGCATCTATTCCAGTTTTAGAAACACCTGCAACTTCAAATTATGGTGGATATGTTACTACATATTTAAATGCAGTGGGTATTAATCGTCCTGCATTTTGGTGTGCAGCAGCTGTTAGTTATTGGTTTAAACAAGCAGGAGCCAAATCACCTAATTCTGCCAGTTGTGCGGAATGGAAATCTTGGGCAATTAGAAATGGATTATGGTCATCCACTCCAGTTTATGGTGCAGCTATTATTTATTCAAATGCAGCTGGTATTCCGCATCACATTGGTATAGTTGCAGACCCTAACCCAAATGCACAAGGTAGAATTACAACAATAGAAGGAAATACTACGGGTGGTGGATTTAATAGAGATGGTGTAGGGGTATTTGTAAAGAATCCAAGATTAGGAGCAATTAATGGATTTATTATCCCAAAAAAGAAATAATAAATAATTATATATAGTAAAAACACAATTTATGGATCAAAAAGAATTAATTAAGGCATTAGTGAAGGTTTTAAGAGAAGATATTAAAAAAACTCTTAAAGAAGAAATTCGCAAAGCTGTACATGAAGTTCTAAACGAACAAGTTTCAGAACCTACTCAAAAACCAAGAGTAAACGAAGATTATCAATTTAAATCAAAAGATGATGGTGGTTGGGGAACAATAGATTATTCACAAAGACAAGCAGCACCAACTAGACCTATGATATCACCTGATATGTTAGGATATGGTGATGGATTTAATGATTATATGCAACCTGAACAAGCACCAGCAAGTAATTGGGGTGGTCGTGGAGATGAAGAATATGGTTCTTATTTACAAGGACAAGAAGAAGGTGGTATTCCATTACATGTTAAGGCACAAATTGCAGCACAAAGAAATCCACAGGCAACAGCTCCTGTATTAAAAGCTTTGAATAGAGATTATTCTCAATTAGTAAAAAAATTCAATAAGGGGTAATGTAAGTGGCATTTGAATTAGAAAAATCATTTGTAATTGATACACAAGATAAATCCGTTGGTTTAGCATTGCCTATTGGTGGTGCAAATAACGGATATTTTGCTGTAAACTATACTACAAAAGATCAGATTAAATCTAATTTAAAAAACTTAATATTAACCGAACCAGGCGAAAGAATATCAAATCCAACATTTGGTACTCCATTAAGACAATTTATATTTGAACCATATGAGGAAGGTGAGTTTGAATCAAAAATTGAAAATGTTATAACAACTGCAATATCAAAGTATTTACCTTATGTTACAATTGAATCTATTATATTTGAAAATAACAATGATAACAAAGATAAACATTTGGTAAATTTAGAATTAAAATATTCAATAAACTTTTCAGCAATTCCAACAACTGATACATTAACAATTTCATTATAAAATGGCACTTAATCCAATAGATAAAAGCTGGTCAACAAATAAAAAAGATATTAAATATGTGAATAGAGATTTCACATCTTTAAAACAGGCTTTAATTGAATTTACAAAAACATATTTCGCAAATACTAATAGTGATTTTAGTGATGCATCTCCTGGTATGATGTTCATAGAACAAGCCGCTTATGTAGGTGATGTTTTATCATACTATACGGATGCACAATTAAAAGAATCCTTTATTAACATTGCAAGTAATTATTCAAACATACTTACTCACGCACAAAACTTTGGATACGTTCCTAAGATTAGTAGACCGGCTACAACAACATTGACAGTTTATCAAACCGTTCCATCTAATAATGGTGAACCGGATTATAATTATTGTGTTAAGATTAAAGCAGGAATGCAAATACAATCACAATCAAATTCAGGTGTTACATTTATAACAGAGGATGTGGTTGATTTTACCGATGCTAATGGTAGAACGGTTTCTGTATTAACTACCGATACAACAGGCACACCTCAACTTTATTTATTAACAAAAACAGTTAAGGCTATTAGTGCAAATGTAGTAACTGAAACTTTTCCGTTGGGAACATTTACACCAAATCCAACATTTAATATTATAGATTCTAATTTTATAAAAATAATATCGGTTACTGATAATGCGAACACTTATTATGAAGTTCCGTATTTGGCACAAGAAATGGTGTATGTAAAACAACCAAATGCATCTATATATGATTCAACATTGGCAGGTAATAGTGATGTTACACCATACACATTAAAATTAGTTAAAACCAATAGAAGGTTTACTACAAGAGTAATTGATGTTGATACCGTTCAATTAAGATTTGGTGCAGCAAGTGAGACAACGGCAGATGAAATGATTGTTCCTAATACTAAAAATGTTGGGTTGGGTTTAAACAATTCAATAAATAGATTAGATGCATCTTTTGACCCATCTAATTTCTTAAAAACATCTACATATGGTATAGCACCATCGGGTATAGGAAATACTTTAACAGTAACGTATCTAAGTGGTGGTGGAATTTCATCAAATGTAAAATCTAATGATTTAAGAAAAATAACAGGTATTGATTTTGATGAAGAATTATTATCTTTTAGTAATATATCATTACCTACATATCAACAATCAAAAGCTTCAATAGCAGTAGATAATTTAATTCCTGCTACGGGTGGTAGAGGTATTGAAACATTAGATGAAATTAGAGAAAATGCAATTGCAAATTATGCATCACAAAATAGATGTGTAACAGCATCAGATTATGAGGTTAGAGCGTTATCATTAGACCCTTCATTTGGTAGTATAGCAAAAGTATATGTAGAACAAGATTCTTCAGCAGATATAACTCCTACACAAAATATATTAAGAGATCCTGCTGCTCGAGCACAATTTGTAGCATTCACAAAATCTTTGGTAGGTTTAAGTGAAGCAGATACTAAAATTGCAATAGATACTTTCTTACAATCTAAAGGTACTGTTAATTCAAATAATAACCCATTTGCAATCAATATGTATACATTGGGGTACGATAGTAATGGAAATCTTACACAACTTAATGATGCAACTAAAAACAACCTTAAAACGTATTTAAACGAGTATAGATTGATTACAGATGCAGTGAATATATTAGATGGATTTATTATTAATATTGGAGTTAATTTTCAAATAACAGTTTATTCAAATTATAATAAAAGTGCAGTTGTATTAGCATGTGTACAGGCCGTAACTAATTATTTTGATATTAATAATAGAAAAATAAATCAACCTATTAATTTAAGTGAATTAGAGTTAGAATTAGCAAATGTTGAAGGTGTGGCATCCGTTCCTAGTGTTGAAATAATTAATATTGCACAAGATGGATATTCTCTATATACTTATGATATAAAGGCGGCAACACAAAATAAAATTGTTTATCCTTCAATGGATCCTTCTATTTTTGAATTGAAGTTTCCTAATACGGATATTAAAGGGAGAGCATTATAATGGTATTATTTTATACCGCATCACAAGATGCAACTATATATTTACAACAACCTTACCAAAATACTGGTATAGATGAAGTATTGGAAATATCTAAAGTATATTATGGTGATACACCTGATATGAGTAGAGTATTAATTCAATTTGATAACATTGAATTACCAGATGTTCCATTTAGTGCATCTTTACAACTAAAAATAACTAAAGCAGATGAAATTCCTGCAAGATTTAGTATTGAAGCATATCCTATTAGTGGAAGTTGGGAAATGGGTACTGGTACTCGTTTCGATAATTTAACTACTAATGGTGCAACTTGGATGTATCGAAATGGTGATAATACATCAACTAATTGGTATACAACAATGGATGGTATTACCGCATCTTATTCTCAATTTGTAACAGGTGATAGTAGTGGTTGGGGAGGTAGTTGGTATACAAGTTCGATAGCAACACAATCATTTAATTATAGATTAGATGATATTAATTTAGATGTTACTCAATTCTTTGAAAGATGGGCAGATAATGAATTAGTTAATAATGGAATTATATTAAAGTTTCCAACGGCAAATGAACAAGATACCGTAGATTATGGTAGTATTAAAATATTTTCAAAAGAAACCAATACAATATATCAACCTAAATTAGTAATTACTTATTTAGAAGATGATAGTATTAGTGGAAGTTTAGTGGATATTACAGATTATATTAATAGTAGTTCATATGATGTTCAATATAGAGTGTATTCTCCAAATATTAAAACATCTTATAATGAAGGACAAAAGGTAACTATAAAAGTGGATGCTAGAGAATTGTATCCGGTAAAACAATTTAATTCTACTTTTGCATATCAGGTAAAATATTATTTACCTACAACATCATATTATTCAATTATAGATACCGTAACAAAAGAAACTATAATTCCTTATTCTGATGCAAGTAGAGTAATACAAGGTGAATTTAATAATTTGGTAAAATTAAACTTAACCAACTGGCCTATTGGTAGAAACTACACATTATTGGTAAAAACAATAGATGTTGATAACGAAGAGATTTTTGAAATAGGTTCATTTGATATTTACGAATAATGGCAATAGAAACATCATACATTAATTTTAGTGATTTAAATTCAGAATCAACAATGTCTGCTAAGTTGTATATTGACCAATATGATGCAACTCAATTAGCAAATGCTATTGATATTAAAGTTACTGAATTAATTACAGGATTACCAACTGCAAGTTTAGATTTAGTTCCAAAACCTGTATATGATGCAGAAGTATCACATAGTGCAGATTTACAATTGCAAGTAAATATTTTAACAACAGATAACGATGCATTAAAATCTAGAGTTCAATCATTATTAGCAGATAGTAGTTCTTTATATACTGATAATGATTCTTTAAGAGTTGCCGCAGCTAAGTTACAAAATACAATAGATTCGGTTCAACAAACAACATTAGAATTAAGAACTAACTTAACTACATCTTTAACTAAAGCAATTAATGAAGCAACTGAAAGAACTGCATTAGAAGCAGAGAATGCGGGCTTAACGGCTCAAAAGAATGCTTTAATTAAACAGATTGATACTTTAAACAATTTATTAGCACAAGCAAATGCAACAATACAAGTAGCACAACAACAATTAAGTGCTAAACAACAAGCAGTAGCTGCGGGTGGTGTTTCTACTGGTGAATTATCCACAATAGTTTTTTCAAATGGAGATCCTACTAAGTTAATTCAACAAGGTGTAATGATATCTCAGGATTATGGTGGTGGATATGGAAGTAATGCAAAGGCAGGTCAATTTGCAGCAAGTGGTAATCCATTTGCTAGCACATATCAAACATATTTCGATGTAGTAGCTGGACCTAAAGATATATCTGTTAATATATCATTTAAAGGTGATGTATTACAATCTCCTTGGAATTTAGGAGTATCTTTACCAGTTCAATTAAAAGCAAATCAAACTCAAAGATTTCAAATGGATTCTCCATCTGCATACTTAAATCAATTACCTGGTCAAAATGGTGGTGGATTGTTTTCACATTCATCTCCAACACAATTAAATTATACTATGACTATAACAGCTACAGATATAGACCCTAATGGTAAAATTGAAAACAAAGATTTTGTAATGAGAATATATAATCATAACTAATTATGGCAATAAACGATTTCCAAAATATTGAAAATATTAATCTTAATTTAGATTCAACAGCACAATTAATTGCATCTAAAGATTTAACGATATTCAAAACAGGCGCGAAAAATATCACTGATTTTGGAATGTCTAATAATGATGTTATTGAATTTAGAATATATGATATTTCGAACAACTTATTACAACAAACAGGTGGTAATAATGTAAGATATATTCATAAAGATAATTTATCAAAATATCTATTAAGTACAACTGACCCTATTACACAAGAATTGATTTATAATATTGATGTTGAAAAATTAATTTATGAAGCAGGTTATGGTAATGGACAATTTAAAGTTTCATTTAATTTTTTAAAAAATTATTTAGGAAATGAGGATAAGAAACAAAGAGTATGGATACATGAAGTTTCACCTAGTAGAACTGAAATTAGAATAATGCCTTTATTGGGAAATGATGAAATTTTGAATCAAAAAATTACAAATAGATACAATTCTTTTTTAGATAAAGCAAATGAATTAAGAGAAGTTATTACTAATATAGAAAATACAATAGATTCAATTGAATTACAAATTAGTGATTTAATTGATAAATATTTTATTTCAACTCATGGTAAAGTGTGGTTAGATAAAGTTATAGCTGATTATAAATTTAATCATCTATCTTATACTTCATTTAAAACAAAAGTATTTAGTGATTTTAAAAATTCAGTTTACTATCAATTAAATGGTAAAGAATTTAATATTAATTCAGCTAATTATGGTAATAAAACAAATACACCATTTAATATAGATGAATTTTATAAAACAAATGATATAATATCAATATTACAAAATAGATTACATGAATCGATTGAATATAATTCATCATTTATTGCACAATATGATATTCCACAAATTGTAAAAGATTATACACAATCAAAAACTGATTCACAATTATTACAATCATTATTAGATACAACTTATACAACAAAAAGTAATCTAACACAAAACGATAAATTAGGTATAGTAAATAAAACACCAGTTACAATTGATACAACACCTATTACAACAATAAAAGAAGATGTGATAGTACCTACTCCTATTGCAGATCCATTGCCAGTAGAAACAACTACTCCAATATATAGTGGAGGTGGTGGAGGTTCGTATTCAAATGGAACATATTCAATGTATACTGGATTATCTAATTATATTGATTTTAATACAAACTATTTTAAATAAGGATATTTATAAGTAATGTTAGACTATTTAAGTAATTTATATTCCCAAAATATGGATGGTGCTACATACACACCATTCACTTCATTAGATGTCCTTAATAGTAGTTATGGAAATAATGGGGGTAGTATAACAAGTGGAGATAGTTCACAAATTAATACAAATACACAAATTGTTCCGCCACCTACACCAACTGGTGCAGATATAAAATTATTTTTAGATAATATAGGAACATATAAGAATCAAATGACTTTTAATGTACAAGGTCAATCTTATAATGAAGGTTCAGTATTATTAATTGATTCAAATACAATTAATGATAGTTTAGTAATTAAACCAATAGTAAATGATGGGTTTACATTAAAAAATTATTTTGAATTAAAAAAGACATTAGTAAATGATACTATACTAATTGATGGTGTATATGAGCCAACAAAAGTTCCTGGTATTACTTTAATTACATATAATGGCTATGGTTCTACACAAGCAACATCTGATTATGTTTTACCACAAACTATTGATTTGGGTTTTGATTTAACTCAAACACCAACAGTAAAAACATTTACAAGAATACAAAATGTTTATTTAGTTACAAACTACAATAATACTCAATTAAATAGTGAATTAGAGGTAACAATAAATTCTATTGACTTAGTATCACCTAAAACAATAAGAATAGGTGATTCGGTTGATATAACCAATGTAAATAATACTTCATCAGATTTATCTATTTCAATTAGTGGTTTATCATCATTTGATTTAAGTAATATTAGATGGCAATATTCTAGTAAATTTAATAGTAATAGTACATTTGATATTAATGATTTTAATATATTAACATCGGATAATTCTGGATTATTAAGAAGTTCTGATTTTAATTCTAATATTATTTTATTAATTGAAGTAACACCAAATACATCTAATTATCCTACACTAACATTAGGTGTAAACGATATTAGCTATAATATAGCAGAAAGTGTATTTACAAATAAAAGTTCTAAATTAATTTCAATTCCATATAATGCAAGTAAATTAGATGGTATTAAAATAACAACACCATATAGAACATTTACTCAGGCGGTAAGTAGAAACGCAGAATTAGATTTACAAAACGATTTTCAAAATAACGAAGGTCAATTTAAAATATTACTTACTCCATATTCAGAATTATATGGTGATGGTGTTACACAATCAATTATAGTAACAATTAATAAAGTATTAGATACACCTATTATTGATAAAATAGATTATCCAACAAATGTAGTAATACCTGTTTATAGTTTTGGTGATACTAATTTTACAATATCATTTGAAAGTAATTTAGCTACAAACGTATTTATTTATCATTCAACTGAGGATAACTCTAATTTATTTGGTAATTTTAATTCAAAAGATAGTATTCAACTTAATTATAATTCTATAAAGGCATTTAATACAAATGCAAAATTAGATTTATTATTAGTTCCATATAATGGAAATATAAAGGGGGAAATTGAAAGAATTAGTATTTTATTTGATGATCCTGGATTTTATGTTTCTACACAAAATTTAAAAGATGAATTATTTAATGCAATTGCATCTCAATTAAAATTTAATTTAAATAAACCAAATTATTTAAATCATTTAGCATCATTTGATATTGATGATAAACAAATTATAATTTCAAATTGGGATACTGATAATACAACTTTTACTAAATTTAAGAATGATGAATTAGGTAATAAAGTTCCAGATGGAGAAATAAATAAAAGTATTGTATTAAAATTATACGAACCATTACCTACTAATATTAACAAAAATGATGTATTATGGGTATCTGAACTTGTTTCTTTACCAATACTTCAATCAGTAATTGTATCTGGAACACTTACTGATAATACTATACCATTAAGACCCGCTAATTTTAATATTGAAGTTGATTTTGTAAAAGGTCAATCTACCGGTTTTCAATCATATGATGGATTAATATTAAGTGGTTCACAAAGTTCTCAACAAATAGTAGATACATATTTAGTTCAAAACTTTATAGATATCGAAGGAATTAATATAGATTATACAGATTTTTCTAATTTTGTAAAATATAGTAGTGCAGTTGAAAGATTAGCTAATTTTAAATATAAAAAAGATTTAATAGACTTTTATGATAATAAAATAGAAGTATTGTTACCATCTGCTAGTGTTTTACCAACTGTTCAATTAGATATTATAAATTATGAAAATAATAAAAATACATTAATTAATGGTTTTGATAATTGGGAAAAATATTTACAAAACAATGTATTTACTGGTTCTATTTCAACAAATGATTTATTATTAAATGAATATAACACATATTTAAGTAATGCAACTATATACGATAAGGAAAATGTAAATTCATTAAAATCAAATATTCCAAATCATATTATAGAAGATAGTGGAAATTTAGATTTCTTATTGTTCTTAGATATGATAGGAAACTATTTTGATATTATATGGTCTTACATAAATGGTATAAGCGATCAAAAGAAAATTGCAGAAACTAATAAATCTGGTATAGAAGATAAATTTTTATATCAATATTTGGAATCATTTGGTTGGGATGCTAAAAATCTTAATTCTAATAAACAACTTTGGAACTATGTATTTGGATTGAACGATGCAGGTTTAAATAACACATATACATCAGATGAATATTTAGGTGATAATACAATACAAATTACACCAGAACAAGCTACTAATCAAGTTTGGAGAAGAATTGCAAATAACTTACCATATCTATTAAAACATAGAGGTAGTGTTAGAGGTATTAATGCATTATTGACTTGTTATGGTATAGCTTCATCAAATCTTTCTATAATGGAATTTGGTGGACCTACAATCGATACCGTAGTAGATACTCCTAAATTTATATACGATAGTTTAACTTATAATTTAGTATTTGATAATAAAAATGCAAATTTAATAATACCATTCAATGGAACACCAAAACCACAGGCAATTGAATTTAAAGTTAAGCCTGCTGAATTTGATAATTATGGATTTATAAATTCTAATGATTTTCAATTAGGTATTGTTGTAAATGGACATGGTTCAAATAAGTTTGGTAATTTTACAATTAATCATACACAAGTTGTAGGTGAACCATATCCTTTTTATGATGGAAATTATCATAGTATTTTGGTAAATAAAGTAGGTGATACAATTACACTTTATGCAAAAACAAATGATAAAGATAGAATCATACAAAGTGGACAATGGAGTGCAACAATCGATGGAAGTTTATATGAATCAACTACACAGATTGAATTTGTTGGATTTAGTGGTTCATTAGAGGAATTTAGATTATGGCAAACACCATTAAGTGAAAGTGTATTTGATAATCACGTTATAATGCCTGAAGCTATAAATGGTAACACAATTTATAGTTCAACTGAAGATTTATTATTAAGATTAGATTTTGAAAGAGCACAAGATTTATCTTTAACGGGTTCAATAAATAATGTAGCTCCAAATTTAGGATATATTGATTCTATTACAACAGATCAATTTGGTATATCAGCAACTTATCCATATAATTATGAACCAGTAGAAAGAGAGTTATCATTGATAATTCCTAATAGTGGTGCAAGTAGATATTATACTAATAAAGTAAGATTAGAATCACAAGAATTAATATCCAATTTATCACCAACTCAAAGAGCAACTAAAAAGGCATTTGAAACATCTACAAAAGATTCTAATAGAGTAGGGTTATTATTCTCTCCTAATAAAGATTTAGATTTAGATATTGCAAAATCTTTAGGTGGTGAATCGTTTGATGATTATATTGGTGACCCTCAATATGAATATGGATATACAAATTATCCTGAATTAGATACTTTAAGAAATTATTATTTTGAAAGAGTAGGTGAAAGAAACATATATGAGTTTATTCGTTTAGTTAAATTTTACGATAAATCTTTATTTGTTAATTTAAAAGAAATGTTACCAGCTAGAGCAAATGTAACTACCGGTCTTTTAATAGCACCTCATTTATTGGAAAGAAATAAAATAAATGTAAATAGACCTAAAGCAGAAGCAGAAATCTTAGAAGGAGTTATAACTGATACTCAATTTAGTATTTTAGATGGTTCATATGAAGTATTAAATAGTGAATTAAATTTAGAAGATAGTTTATCTAATATATCCATAGTTAATGAAGATTTACCAGCTATTATAGATGCAACTGAAACTTACATTTTTAACGCAACAAATTTAAGTTATAAAGCAGAAATTAATACTATTGAAACTACATTGGCAGCAGGTGAGGTTGATTCACATTATGGAGTTATAAATTATAAAAGAATAAGTAGTTCTATACAAACTGAATTCGACTTAATGAATGCTGGACAAGTTGTAGGTATGGACCAAAACTATATTGATTATGGATTTAATACTATGTTTGATAATGGTTATGGTAAATACACATATGAAGAAAATGGTATATTTAAATCAAAGGGTGTTAGAGCATTTTTAGTAACAAAAAGAAATGGTGTAATTACTAAATTAAATCAAAATGGTGTTAGTGGTAGTGAAGCAAATATTTATACATCTTCTTATACTGAAGAATTATTAATACAGGATATTGGAATATCAAGTGGTAGTTTAGCGGGAGATCCTAATATTGTAAGTATAGTTACTGCAAGTGGTTATTTACCATCTCATTATATTTATAAAGGAGAGAAACACACTGGTATTCAAAATTTATTCTTTAGAGGTTCTAAACAAACAAGTGATACTACGATAGATGGAAAATCGCCGGTAGAAACATTTGTAACTAATCCAACTAAATTAAGAGTTACGGCACAGGGTAGAAGTAACAATGAACCTATATTAGAAGTAGATTAAAAATAATGTAAAGAAAAAATATTTTATATATTTATAAAAGAATAATAAACAAACTATGGCATATTTAGATAACACAACGATTACAGTAGATGCTATCCTTACAAAAAAAGGTAGAGAAAAATTAGCAGCTGGTCAACCATTAAACATCTCACAATGGGCATTAGGTGATGATGAAATTGATTATAATTTATACGATCCAGCACATCCAAAGGGTTCAGCATATTATGATGCAGCTATTTTAGCAACTCCAATTTTGGAAGCTAGTCCAGATGAAACTCAAGCATTAAAATATAAATTAGTAACACTTCCTAGTGGTACTGTTAAGATACCTGTTGTTTCTATTAATGTTCAAACTATTGCAGCTAAAACAACTGGTGGTCAATTTCCTATTACACCTTCAACTTCACCAGCAGGTAATTTGAATGGTGGTTATACCGCAGTTTTAGGTAATAAGAATGCAGGTACAATCGTAGGTGCTGGTTTAGCAAATGTAACAACAACTTCAACTACATTTACAAATAGTGTAACTGCAACAGCAGAAGTAGTTAAGGGTATGACATTTACATTCATTCCTAATAGTTCATTAACTTCAACAATAACAACAACATTGACTATATTTGGTAACGAAACTGGTGGTAGTATTACTATTCCTGTTACTGTTACTTATGTAGCTGCATAAAATAAATAAACGAATATGGCAACTTTAGGTTCAAATACTGGTACACAACTTACCAATGATTTAGCAACATATCTTAATCAACAAAAGCAAAATGCTAATGGAACATTAGATACAACTCAGTTAGCAGCTATCATTAATAATTATCTTACAACAGGTGAGAAATTAGTGATGGAAACTAATGTAACTACAAATTCAGTATATAAACAATTTAATACAACAGATGTAGTTCCTGCTAAAAATGAAGTAGTAACAACTGGTTTGTGGAGTAATGGTAGTGGAAGTTTATATACTTTTTATACAAGTTCAACTACAACTATTGCAGGTGCAAGTGGTTCTACAACTTCTCCTTATTATTACAATGTATATGCTTCAAATTTAACTGGTTCATCACCTGTTGAATTTGCGGTAACATATGGTGAAATAAGTGGTGCGGGTGTTCCAACAACTGCAATCGATCAAAATTCAACATTAGCAACTAAAGCTACTTATTTCCAATATAGAGCTTTATTAACTGATAGTGCTGATAATTTCTTTACTTTTTATAGTGGAAGTACTCCAGATGCATTTGCTTCAGATGACTTTTACGCAATTAACTTAAGTAGAGCAAATTATAGAGAAAGAGTAGATGCCGGTAATTGGAGTATTAGTTTGAGTGGTTCTAATGGTTTATTTACATTCATAGATGATAGTAATAATAAATTCGAATCTAACACAGCTGGTTTAACTGTTTATAACATTGTAAGTGGTTCATTAAATTTAGGAACAAATCAAAACGCAACTATATCAACACATACCGCATCAAATGGTGTTGGTTATGGTAAGTTCTATCCTGATTTTGGTATTTTAATATTTAGTCCAGATGCATTGGCATCAACAGTTGGTTCTGAATTAAGTGGTTCATCACAAACTTCAACATACGATTATACTCAACTTAAATTCTTAAGTGCAATTCAAAAGGGTGGTAATTTTGAAGCAAGAAGAATTGAAAATTTATCAACTGCACACTATTTTGTAAGAGTTAATAACAGAGAATTTAATTTTTCTAATAACCCTACTTATACTGATGCTACTGGTTCATTTACTCAACCAACATTCACAACAGATCCTTTATCTTATATTACAACAATTGGTTTATTTAACGATGCAAATGAAATGATTGCAGTAGCTAAAACATCTCAACCAATAGCTAAATCATTCAGTAAAGAATTATTATTGAAAGTTAAATTAGATTTCTAAGATATTCAATCTTATATAAAACAAAAACCCAACCTTAAAAAGTTGGGTTTTTGTTTATTGGAATATTTATATTAGATTATGTTAAAACAAATTCCTAAATCCGATATTAATTATAGACCATTTAAGGTTTATAAAACATTTACTCTTACTGAAAATGATGTTACTGCTTCTTTGGTATTTAATCATACGGGTAGTACGGATTCATTATCACCAATAGAATTAACTGAGCAAGGATTATATCACCAATTATACACAATGTATTATAGGGATCCACATAATCCGTTCACATCGTATGGTGATATATTGCCAATTTCTGAATCTTATAATACTACAACTTCACAAAGATATTTAAGTGGTTCAGCGTATGTTTTACCTATACCACAAAAAATGTATGGAGAAGGAATAAAACCTGGTAGTGTTATTTTAAATAGTAATGTTACCGGTGATTATTCTATGGATGATTCATATGGTAATTTAATTTCAGATACCAATGAATTTATATTAATTTCATTAAATGTTCAAGATGGAACTTTTACATTTGTAGATTCAATTGGAAATCAAAATACGTTATCCTTTACCGAAATTAATATGAACAATGGTATTATTTCAATAGTAGGACAACTAAATTCTTTTACAAACTTTTCGGCAAATATAAATGGTGATTCAATTAGTTTTGTTGGTGTAATAGAAGGAAATCCAAATATTAGTAAGAGAATAGTAGGTAATGTTATTTATTCACATGGATTAATTATAATTACACATGATGTATTAGGAAATAATTTAGGATATTTTAATGATTACCATTTAGAATATAAATCGACTAATACCATTTATGAAAATGAAATATTATTGGTAGTAGAAGAAGATGAGTTTAATATATCTACTAACAAAACAGCAATAGGATTAGTAACTGGTTCATATTTTGAGAGAACCACTATAAATAATCCAATAATAGGATCAGATGGTATTAGTTTAGCAGGATTTGATGATTATATGTATAGTTCATCGGTAGATACTACTGGTTCATATTTAGCACCTTATATAACTACAATTGGGTTATATGATGATAATATGGATATGGTAGCAGTTGCTAAATTAGCTAAGCCTGTTAAATCAATGCCAGACTTACCTGTAAACTTTTTAGTAAGATTTGATACTTAATATATGTTTATAATTTATTATCACATATTTGCAACCCCAGGTGTGATAGATATTTTAAATGAACATTTTTACTTAATAGAAAAATATTTTAATTTTGAATATCAATTAAATATCGGTATTTGTACTAGTAATCATAAAAATTCATTAAATGATGTTTTAGAATATTTAAAAACAAAAAAATGTATAGTTAGGGATATTAAAGATTGTCATTCTGAATGGGTTACTTTAGATTTACTAGAAGGTGATAAAGTTACATATAATGATGATGATATAATAATGTATTTTCATACTAAAGGTATAACACATATAAACGATACCGAAAAATATAAAAGAATGGTTTCATGGAGACAACTTATGAACTATTTTTTATTAGAAAGAATAGATGATGTAATAAAAATTCTTAATAACACCGAACATAATATCTATGGTGTTACTAAATTTATGTATGATTGGGAACAACAAAAAAGACCTGGACATTTTCATATGATGGGTAATTTTTGGGTAGTTACTGGTAAATATGCAAAAACAATTAATACTACAATAGGTAAGAGAGATGTTAGAACTGATGTAGAAAATAGATTTTGGCAATTAGGTGATAATCCAAATCCATATCAAATATATCATTATAATACTAATATTGATATTGAAACACTTTATTTTAAAAGAGAAGATTACGAAATAAAATAAATAATTATATTTATATTAAACAAAATACAATGGCAATAATAGATACATACAATAAAAGTGGAATAGCAGATAAAATTGGTAATAATGCTAAAACATCTGGATTTATACCTAATGAACAACAAGGTAATCCTTCACAATTCGATTTAACTGCAACTACTTTAGATAAAAAGGATTTAAATGGTAATTCAACTGCACCATATACTCCAAAGAAAACTTACGAAGACGTTACTCCTAGACAATAATAATGGCAAAGAAAAAAGTTACAAAAAGTAGTGGTTGGGTAGCAAAAAAGAATGGTTTTAAAAGTGGTTTAGAAGATTCAGTTTCCCAACAAATAGAGAGTAAAGGAATTAAAGTAGAATATGAAACCGAAAAAGTTAGTTATATCATACCTGCTTCACCTCATACTTATCATCCTGATTTTAAGTTACCTAATGGTATCAGGATAGAAACGAAAGGTAGATTTGTAATAGCTGATAGAAAGAAACATTTATTAGTTAAAGAACAAAACCCTCAATTAGATATTCGTTTTGTATTTACCAATTCAAAGAATAAAATTAACAAAAATTCTAAAACTACCTATGCAGATTGGTGTGATAAAAATGGGTTTAAGTATTCCGATAAGGTAATACCAGATGAATGGTTTACCGAATAATTTGGTAATTTCGACTAATTTCCGTATATTTGATATATGGAGATAATACAACTTTTTGATAAATACATAGGACCAAGCAAAGCTCTTAAGAAAAATGAGTATGCATATCATTGTCCTTTCTGTCATCATCACAAACCAAAATTACAAATAAACGATAAAACACATAAGTTTCATTGTTGGACTTGTAATGCCGGCGGTAATCTTATTTATTTAGGTAAGAAGATTGGAATGAGTGATTTAGACCTAAATGATTTATTGTCTAAATGTGGTATTAGTGAAGAAACCCGTCGTAAATTGAAAGATGATTGGACAGGAACTCTTAAGGAATTATTAGATAAACTTTGGCAAGAAGAGGAAGAACAAGAAGCTGAAAACACATCACAATTATTATTACCAACAGAATTTAAGTCAGCATTAGAACTGAAAATAGATAAAAAGAATCCAATTGAAGGGCATGCTATAAAATATCTTAAAGAAAGAGGCATAACTAAAAAACATATTATTAGATATAATATTGGATTCTGTGCTAAGGGTTTATATGCTGGTAGAGTTATTATTCCATCATATGATAGTAGAAATCAATTAAATTATTTTATAGCAAGAAGTATATTTCCTGATGAGAAACAAAAGTATAAAAATCCTCCTGTATCTAAAGATGTTATAGTTTTTGCTAATCAAATTGATTGGTCGCAACCTATTACTTTATGTGAAGGTGTATTTGATGCTATAGCTCTGAAGCGTAATGCTATTCCACTTTTAGGTAAGTTTGTTCAGAAAACACTAATGGGTGCATTGAAAAATACTAAACCAGATGTTTACATTTGTTTAGATAATGATGCACAAGAAGATGCATTAGTATTATATGATAAAATTAAATCATATGTAAAATCAGTTAAAAACATTAAGTTAGATGGTAAAGATGCGGGTGAAAATTCTTTCTCAAATATTTTGAAATATCAGAAAAATTCCGTAACTTTGAGTTGGGAAAGCTTAATAAGAGAAAAACTATTATCTTTTAATAGTAGTTCATTAAAATAAAAAAGAAATGAATAAATTAAAAAGAATTTATCACATTGCAGACATTCACATTAGAAACTTAAAAAGACACCAGGAATATAGAGAAGTTTTTAATAGATTATTTGAAGACATTAAAAAGAGGGGAACTGAAGATTCCCTTATTTATTTAGCTGGAGATTTGGCTCACGCTAAATTAGAAATGTCACCGGAGCTTCTTAACGAAATAAATTATTTTCTTAAGAAGTGTTGTGAATTATGTCCTACTATTCTAATTGCTGGAAACCATGATTGTAATTTAAACAATGTTGGTAGATTGGATGTATTGAGTCCAATTGTAGAAGCATTAGATTTACCTAACTTAACTTATTTAAGAGATACTCAATCTTATACCTATGGGGGTGTAAGATTTGATTTATTTTCTATTTTTGATGATAAAGAAAATTGGAAGTTTGAACCAATTACATCAGATACTACAAATATTGCATTATTTCACGGACCAATTTTAGATGCAACTACTGATGTAGGTTATCATATTTCTTCTAGACATTTTACAACTGAAATGTTTGATGGATATGATTTAGCTTTATTAGGTGATATTCATAAAAGACAAACTATGATTTCCCCAGATGGTTGTAAAGTAGTTTATCCTGGTTCCCTTATTCAGCAAAATCATGGTGAGAAATTAACTGAACATGGTTATGCTATTTGGAATATTAGTGATTTATCAGTTGAATATGTAGATATTCCAAATGATTATGGTTATTATACTTTACATGTAGAGAATGGTATTGTACCTGATGTAACTGATATGCCTGTTAAACCAAGATTAAGAGTGTTGGTTTCAAAGACAGATGCCGCAGATATGAAAAGAGTTACTACTGAAATTAAAAAGAAATATAAAGTAGATGAGTTTACTATTACTCGTACCGATACATTAGCTCGTTTAAGAACAGGCAATAGAGATGGTAAGTTGAATGTAGGTAATGTAAATGACCCTCAATATCAAGCCGGTCTTATCAAAGATTATTTAGGTAGAAACTATATGTTAGATGCCGAAACATTAGGTAAGATTGAAGATTTGAATACTAAATTAAATAAGAAACTTACAGATGAAGATTTAGTTAAGAATATAACTTGGAAGCCAATTCGTTTTGAGTTTGATAATATGTTCAGTTATGGTGAGAACAATATCGTTAACTTTGATAATATGAAAGGGTTAATGGGTGTGTTCGCTCCAAATGCCGCGGGTAAATCTTCTTTATTCGATGCATTATCTTTTTGTATATTTGATAAGAGTAGTAGAGCATTCAAAGCAGCTAATATCTTAAACAATCGTAAAACAGAATTTAAGTGTAAGTTAGAATTTGAAATCAATGATGAGAAATTCTTTATTGAGAGAACTGCTAAATTAGCTAAGAAGGGTGACACAGTTAAAGTAGATGTAAACTTTTGGAGATTGGAGGGTGATGAAATGATTTCTCTAAATGGAAACGAAAGAAGGGATACGGATAAAGCAATCGAAAGTTATTTAGGAAAGTATGAAGATTTTGTATTAACTGCATTATCTTTACAAGGAAACAATTCCCTATTCATTGATAAATCACAATCAGAAAGAAAAGATTTATTAGCTCAGTTTATGGGTATTAATGTATTCGATAAGTTATATGATTTAGCAAGTGAGGATATTAAAGAAGTTCAGGTCTTATTAAGAAACTTTAAGAGAACTGATTTTACATCAGAGTTAGCAACAGCAGAAACTAAATTAGAAGAACTTAATGATGAGTATGAAGAATTAGAAATTGAGAAAGAAAGTTACGAAGATAGACAAGATGAATTAAATGAAAAGATAACTGAATTATCAGCTCAATTAGTTCCAATGGATGGTAATTTGAATATTGATGATTTGAATACTAAAAAGGAAAAATTAGAAAATAGTTTAGAGGAATTAAAAGAATTAAGTATTGTTAAAGTGGCCAATATTAGTGATATTATTGGTAAGGTAGTAGAACTAAAAAAATTATTGGCTGAAAAAGCAACTCCTAATGGTATTGATATAGAAATTGTATATTCTAATTATAAAACAGAACAATCAAAGTTATTAGAAGCAACTAAAGTATATGATACTGCAAAATTACATTTGAGTTTAGCAGAAGAAAAGATTAAACATTTGGATAAACATGAATATGACCCTAATTGTAAATTCTGTTGTGATAATACTTTTGTAAAAGATGCAACAAATGCAAAAAATGCATTACCTCAATTACAAGAAATAGTAAATCAAGCCCTAATAGATTGTACAGGTATTCAACAAACTTTAGATACAATGGAAGGTATCGAGAAACAATATAACGAAGTAGTTGATTTAAAAGCTAAAATACAAAAGGGAGTTCAAGCACATACCAATAGAACTTTAGAGTTTAATGGTATGATTACTCAAAAAGAATTATACGAAGCACAATTAACGGCGGTTGAAATGGATATTGTAAGATACCACGCCAACGAAGCAAACATTCAAAATAACAATGTATTGAATGGACAAATTGAAACTATTAAAGTTCAATTAGCAAGTGTAACAAAAGATTTAAGAAATATTAATTCTACCCTATTGCAAGTTAATGGTGATATTGCAAAAGCAAATTCTTATATAACTACCATTACTCAAAAAATGGAAGAAGCTAAAGGATTAGAAGAACAATATCAAATCTACGAATATTATTTAGATGCAGTTAAGAGGGATGGTGTATCATATGAATTGATTGCAAAGGCTCTACCAGTGATAGAAGGTGAGGTTAATAACATCTTACAACAAATTGTAGAGTTCGGTATCGTCTTTGATATGAGTGGCAAGAATGTGAACGCTAGAATTGTTTATGAGGATCAAAGTTGGCCATTAGAAATGTGTAGTGGTATGGAAAAATTTGTAAGTGGGTTAGCTATTAGAGTTGCACTTATTAATGTATGTAATTTACCTCGTCCAAACTTCTTAGTAATTGATGAAGGGTTTGGAACATTGGATAGTGATAACTTACAATCTATCTTTATGATGTTTGATTATCTTAAAACACAATTTGATTTCATTAATATAATTTCTCACTTGGATGCAATGCGAGATATTGTAGATACATTGGTTGAAATTAAAAAAGTAGATGGTTTTTCTCAAATTCAATATAAATAATATTTATTTTTATGAATATTGAACTTAATAATAAACTATTAAAAAATGGATATCTTTCATTTCAATTAGATAATGAAACAAAAGAACAATTAAAACAAATTGCAAATAAATTAAAAAAAAATGAATTTACACACTTAAGACATACTGGATGTGGAAATTCTGATAGTTCATTTGATTCATTTGAAAATTTAGAAAAATTAAAAAATGAATACGCACCTCAAAAAAAATGGCAAGTTTGGTATCAAGATAATAATTTTAGAACAAAAATAACAGATGAAGAGTATTCTTTTATTCGTAATTTATTTACATCTATTATAGAAAATTTATATCCTGTTGATTCTTATGATAAAGATTTTTTCATAAATTGTACAATGTATAACAAAGGTTGTTATATAAATAGTCACACCGATGGTGCAGCCGGTCATAGACTTACAAATATACTCATTTACTTAAATGATGATTATATTGATGGTATGGGTGGAGAAATAATAATTAATAAAGAAAAGGTAAAACCTGAATTAGGTAACGTTGCAATAATTGATTTTTCAAAAAACAATCCAATACATGAAGTAACTGAAGTATTAGATGAAAATTTTAGAAGATTAACCATAATAGTTGAATTAGCACGAAATACTCAAAAATAGAATATTTATAAAAAAGAATATTCTATAATGGCTGTTGATATAAAAGTTGCACCGGATGAAAAATTAGAATTAGTTCAAACATATATTACTGATACTAATCCAAATTCTGATTATTTTGTTATAAGTGAACTTCCTGATACATTTTCTGGAGGTAAAAACGCATTCTTAATAGCAGGCAGTGATAAGTTATTAGCTAATACAGAAGTAAAAGTTCAAGTTAGAGATGCAGCGGGTAATGTTTGTTATATAGAATTTTCAAACGGATTACCTACTGAATATTATGAAGGTAATTCTAAAGTAGTTGCAGTTTATGTATATCCTACACTTACTTCTTTTGGACCTGCAACAATTACTATATTAGGTCAATTAAAAGATGTTCCTACTGAATGGAGTGGTTTATATAATGTAAAATGGCAAAAACAGGTTAATATAAATCCTGCATTAGCAAATACAACTAGAGTAAGATTATATAAAAGACCATTAGTTACAATTTCAGAAATATTAGAACCACTTTATTCAATTGTTAGTGGTAGTAAAGTAGCCTCATTAGTTACACAATCATTTGCATCAATTAAAGTAAATCAATTAGAAACTTTTGCAGGAGATGTTGCTAGAGTAAAAGTATATAGAACATCAGCAGGAGATATAGCAGATTATGAATTAATTCAAGATATATCGATAGAAGCAAAAAATCTTTTAACTACATATGCTTTAACAGGTAGTGTAGTTGGAAATGCAGGTATATTTGGTCCAGATAGTTTAAGTAAAGTTTGGAATACCGGTTCATTAAATGCACAATTAAATTCAACGTACATTAATGATGGTTTGCAATTAGATGGGCATGGATTACTTACATATACATCATCGTTAAATTTATTAAGTTCAAATACATACGAATTAGAATTAGATACATTTTTTACAGGTTCAACTTCAACAAATTTAGTAGCATACATTAGTGGTACACAAAATGGTGCAATTCCAATTACTACATTTAGTGGTTCAACTCCAACTAAAAACTTTGGTACTACTACAATACCATTTACAATACCTAATGATGAACCAACTGCAAGTTTATATTTTTCACAATCAGCAAGTGAATGGCATGTTGGAAATATTTCATTAAACCTTTCACAAGATACAGCATTTTCACCAAACGAAGTTAGTTTTATTACATCTATGCCAACGGTATTAGGCAATGAAACGTTTAATTTTAAGTTTGAATTATATGATATAAACAATAACTATGTACCAATTGCAATAACACAAAGTGCTTTATTTACTGGGGGTAATAATAATGTAGGTGGAACTTTACTATTAATTAGTGGATCAACATCGGCATCAAATGCAGCAATATTAGCCTTATCACAATCAGTAAGTGGAACAATTGGTGTAGTAACTGGTAGTGTATCATATGTAAGTACAAGTGTATCTCAATCATTTTACACATCATCAGTATATTCTGCCTCATTACAAAGTTCATCTTTATATATTAGTTCATCTATTAGTGGAACAATATCAAATGTATCTCAAAGTGTAAGTGGAACAATATCATTTGTAAGTTCATCTTTGAGTAGTAGTATATCATCATCTATATCAACTTCAATTGCATTTGCTAGTCAATCTGTATACAATTCATTATCATCCTCATATGCAAAAGTTCAACAACTAGCAGATGGTGGATATAGTGGTTCTTTTATTAGTGGGAATGTAATGTATGCACCGGTAGTTGGTGGACAATTAGGATATTTTAGTAGTTTATTTAGAGTAGGTCAAGAACCTGGCTCAATTTATTTAGATGCTAGAACTTCTACCAGAAAAATATACATAGGTGGAGTAAATTCAACCGGTTCATATAATAGTGGAAGTACTCCAGTTTATATGGATAGTGCTGGAAATTTTTCATTAGGGTCTGGATTATTATGGGATGGTTCATCATTGACAGTGAATGGTACAATAAATGTAACGGGTGGAAATGCAGCCACACAAGCATATGCAAGTAGTTCAGCATTCACACAGGCAAATACAGCATATACAAATGCAGTTTCAACGGCAAGCGGTAGTTCATACACAATGGCAACTACATCTGCAAATTCAGCATACACAAATGCTTCAGCAAGTGCGTATACAATGGCAACCGTATCATCCAATACGGCATATAATAATGCAAAATCAGTAGCAGATAGTATTGCAAATGGAACATATAGTGGTGGAACATTAATAACTGGAACAAGTATAGTATCTCCTACAATAGCAGGTGCAAATGGATATTTTTCACAAACTTTTAAAGTAGGTAATGGTGGTATTACATTAGATGGAGTTAACAAATTAATTTATGTAGGTGCAGGACATTTTAACAATGCAGATACTTCGTTCTATGTAGATAATAGTAGTAATTTTTCTTTAGGTAATAAACTTAGTTGGGATGGTTCAACATTAACAGTTAGTGGAACAATTAATGCAAATGCAGGAACTTTTAGTGGAAACATTACATCTACTGCAACAATTAGTGGTGGTACTATATCCGGAGGTACAATTAGTGGTGGTAGTATTTCAATTGGTAGTAATTTTAGTGTTGATGTAGGTGGTAATATGGTTGCTAATAATGCTAATATAGCAGGAGCAATTACCGCCGGCAATGGTTCAACTATTGGTGGTTGGACAATATCAAACTCACAAATATATGTACCAAATGCAATAAATTTAGATGCAATTGCAAAACAAATATCAGTTGCCGATGCTTCTGGCGTTCCTAGAGTTGTATTAAATCAAAATGCAAGTTTATCTTCATTAACAGGTGGTGGCGGTTCAAGTGGAGGTTATGGTGGGGGAAGTGGAACTAGTGGAACTAGTTTTTCTAGTACAGTTACAAGTTTTACTGCAAATAGTGGACAAACTTATGTTGTAAGTGCTAATATAAATCAATCAGATGCAGCATATGCAATTACGTTAAATACATTTGGATATTATAGTGGATATTATTCAACATTTATTTACATAACAAATGGTTCAACTACTTATACATTATTTAGTTTTAGTCATTCAATATCTCAAAAGAATAGCACGTATTCGGCTTTAGGTGGTATTAATGGAAAATCTGGAACCCTTTCATTTACAGGTGATGGAACTACATGGTCTATAACAACATACACATATTATTCCGGTCCAAATACAATTGATTATTCTAACTATGGATTATCTTCACCTTCATTTAATTACTCATATGCAGTTGATGTATCTAAAACTGAAATAATACCTGGTGGTTTACAAGTTGTAACAACATCAACTCAATATGTTCAAGCACCAAGAACGGCAGGTACAGCATTAATTGTTGGGGGTAATATAACAGCAACAGGTACTATAACACCAGGTGTATCGGATGGTAGGCTAAAAGAAAATATAGTTAATATAGATAAACCATTAGATAAAATAAATAATATAAATGGTGTTTATTTTAATTATACAGATGAAGCAAATGTGTTTGTACCACATTTAGGTAAAAATAGACAAGTTGGAGTTATTGCACAAGAAATAAATTCTGTATTTGAAGAAATACCAGAATTAACTCCAATATCTCCATTTGATAATGATGGACAAGGAAATTCAAAAACAGGTCAAAATTATATGACTGTTCAATATGAAAAATTAGTACCTTTATTAATTGAGGGTATAAAAGAATTATCTAAAAAAGTATCTTCATTAGAAGCACAATTAAGTGGTTCAAAATAAAATGTTATGTTTGATTTATTAGTTACAACTGGAGCAGGTAATGTTCCTATGGGTGGTAGTGATTTATGGGTAAACAATTTTATAGAAAATGTAATACCATTTTTAGAACATCCAACTGTTTTATTAATTGATGGTAGAATGCCTAATGGGTTTGATCCTGATTCTATATCATGTCAATATGTATTTGGAAAGGAAAACCCTTTATTAGTAGAACCTCTTTTAAGAAATTGTAGAAGAATACATTTTTTACATAACAATTATTATCGTAGAGATGAATTGTGGGAATATAAAAATAAATTTCATACTATATTCTGTCACGCCTACATTAAAGAAATTATAAATACTAATGTAGATTTGGGATTAGATAGAGTTTATTTACCTACTACAATGGATTTACAATGGGAACAAGATGTAATGAATCAATGTAAACAAATAGTTTGGATTGGTTGTAATGATGGGTTAGTACAAAAAGATTTCAAAGATAAATGTATTCAAATTCCAAACTACTACGAATTTCAGATTAATAATGAATATCGTTGGATGATAGATAAGATAGGATATGCGGCCCGTAGTGAGACACGAAAGTGTTTTCATTTTTTAGATGGACATAGGGGATATGCATGTACGGATTGGATGGGGTATGAAAATCTTAAAGAAGGATTAAACTTAGATTTAAAAAAGGTAAGATTTTACCCATATAATTTGGAAAATCATAGAAATTTCTTTAACTTAGACTTTACGATATTTCACGGTTGTTATGTAAATGAACCTTTTGGATATTCTATATTTAACGCTGTAGATTATGGTAAACTTCCAATACTAAACAAATATTGGATGCCAAGAATACCATACAAATATAGAGCATCAACAAAAGAGGAATTTAATAAAATGTATGAAATAATGTGTGATGATTTTGAAGTTGAAAGACAATATCAATTTAAATTATTAAAATCATCATTATTAAAATACGATAACAAAAGTGAATGGATATTAGAAATAGTTAATTTATTAAATAAATGATAACAAATAAAGATTACATTAAAGAATTTATTTCAAATAATCAAGAAGTAGATGATTACGGAGACCAGGTTTTGTTAAATGTGCCATATCGTTGGTCACATGGTGCAACGGATGATCATTTAGGTGATGGTTTAATTATTTATTCTCTAATTCAGTTTATGAAAGCAAAAGTATGTGTTTGCCTTGGTAGTGGAGGTGGATTTATACCAAGAATAATGACACAGGCCAGAATTGATTTACATTCACAAAATATATTTGAAGGTGATGCTAACTATAATTGGGGTGATATAGGAACTACCTATGTTGTAGATGCAATGAATGGTATTGGTGGTAATGTAAATTGGTTTAAAGAAGAATCCTTTTTTAGAAGAGTATTTTCACCTAGGATAATTGCGGATACAACTACAAACGCATTTCATAATTATTTCGTATTAAATGATATTAAGATTGATTATTTACATATTGATGCGGGACATTCATATGAAAATGTAAAGGAAGATTTTGATTTATATTCTCAGTTAATGAGTGAGAACGGAATTATATCAATTCACGATACTGACCCTAATTATGCAGATAAATACATAGTTACAAATGAAGTGAAGGATAGGGGTGATTTTGATGATTGGAACGGCCCTATTCAATTAGCAAAAGAAATAGATAATGAAAAATGGGAAGTATTTAATTTATTTAATTTTGGTATTATAAAAAATAAACCAGCATCTACTGGATTAACATTAGTAAGAAGAAAATAATGAAAAGATTAGTTACCGTAACCGGAAGTAGAACAAATACACTTACACATTTTTTTAAATACTATCAAACTTTAGTAGATGAAATATATGTTGTAGTATACGAATGGGAAGGTATGAGCACATATGATGAAGTAGAAAGAATATCAAAACAATTTCCTAATGTTAATATTATTAATCGTTCTAAAAAAGAAAAATTTAATTGGGAGCATGTAACCTATCTTTACAATCAAACTAAAATGTTACATCCAAATGATTGGTGGATAGTTGCAGATGATGATGAGTTTCATGTTTATTCAAAAAATTTAAATGAAATAATAGAAGATTGTGATAAAAATGGTTGGGATTTAGTTAGAGGTGGTTTTGTAGATAGAATAGGTAAAGAGGGTGAATTTGTAGAATTAAAAGAAGATGAATATATATTCCAACAATTTCCATTAGCAGGTTTTTTTCGTTATCCCTTAAGTGGAGCATGTCCTAATAAAATTTGTATAATGAAAGGATATATAGAATTAACACCTGGTCAGCATTATGCAAAAATAGATGGACAAACAACTTGGAAATGGCAAGGTTGGAATCATCCTTTAATAGCACCAACAAATGAATATAGTGTAATAGTTAATCATTTTAAATGGGATAGTACTTGTGTTGATAGAATAAAACAAGTAGCAGATATTAATCAAAGATATTCATATTCAAAAGAATATCAGGAAATGTACGATGCTATAAAACTAAATAATTTTAAGATTGATATTTATGATGAGAGGTTTATGATTGAAGAATGTGGTTGGTACCAGTATTCTAAGTGGGATAAACTTTTTAAAATAATTCAGTCTATTTAATTTGGTTATATAAATAAAATTCGTTACATTTAAATATGAGTAATCATAAATTAGCAATAATAATTCCTTATAGAGATAGGAGAGAACATCTTGATATTTTCTTGCCACATATGGTTGCATTTTTATCTAACAAAGATATTGATTACAAATTATTTATTGTAGAACAAAGTGATGATAAACCATTTAATTATGGTAAGATTTGTAATGTAGCATTTGATTTATTAAAAGATGAATACGATTATTTTTGTTTTCATGATGTTGATATGTTACCTACATCTGATAAAGCAGATTATAGTTACAAAGATTATCCTGTTCATTTAGCAACTAGAGTACAAGTTCATGATAATACATTACCTTACTTACAATATTTAGGTGGTGTATTTATAATTCCAAAAAAACAATTTGAAGAAGTTAATGGCTTCTCTAATGAATATTATGGTTGGGGTTATCACGACTTAGATTTATTATATAGAATGGATAAAGCAGGTCTAAAATTAGATTCGGAATACATTTATCCTAGAATCGATACTGAATATGAAATTGATAAATTAAAAATTACAGATTCAATTAAAAAAGAAAAAGTAACTTATTTAAAATTTGATGGTGAAACCCAAATGGAAATTTTACCAAATAAATTTTTAAAACCGTTTACAACCGATTCATTTACTATTTCAGCATGGATAAACTTTGATCAATTTGTAAAAGAAGAACAATATGTAGTTTCATTTCCTGGATATAATAGTGGTATATCAATTCAACCTGATAATACTTTAAGATTTAATTTTTGGGGTAAAGATTCAAAATACTATTTTAATTACAAAAAACTTAAACCAAATCAATGGCATCATATTGTTGCAAATGTTGATTTTGATTCTAATAAATTAAAATTATTTATAGATACATTTGAAGAAGGATCTAAAATAGATAGTTTAACTCAATTTGAATTACCATTGTGGGATTATACAAAAGATAAAATATACATTGGATGTGGTTCACATGGTAAGAATATGTTTAGAGGAAAATTAGCTAATTTATATTTCTTTGATTATAATTTAAGTGAGTCTGAAATTAAAAATTTATACTTAAACGGATTAGTTAATAATAGAACATTACAAACACAATTTGAGCCAGTATTAAAATATCAGTTCAATAATTTCTATAAAAATTATTTAATAGATGGTAGTAAAAATCATAACCATTCTACATTATATAATGAACATGGTAGTAATTATTCTCAATATTTAGGTAATACTGAAATTATAAAAACTACAAAAATAAAATTACCTAAAAGAATAGAAGCAACATTTCAATCGTTACCACATGATAACGATACTAATATTGTTGAAAGATTTAATGGATTTGATCCTGATACTATTGAAAACGGATTAATATTTTTTAAAGATATTCTTACTAAAAAAATAACAACAGATACAATTGGATTAAGTAATTTGAAATATAAATTTATTGAGAATGAAAAATTTGATGAACATACAAATTGGATTAAAATAATACTTTAAATAAAACATATGGCAGACAAAAAAGAATTATCATTAGAAGAAAGAAATGTTATAGCTTTAGAAAAACAAGCAAAAGCAACTGAAAGGTTAGCATATGCAGCTGAAGATATTGCAGAGTTTTTCCACATCTCTGATATTGGTAAATTTACTGAAAAATTAGAATGGTATTTATATGAATTTCACCAAATCTTAAAGACAAGACAAGTAGGTGGTTCATCATCTAGACCTGATAAAAATTACGAAAGAGAAGCATAATGCAAAAACTAGCAATTATAGTTCCATATCGAGATAGACAATCTCACTTAGAAGTATTTATTCCTTATATGGAAGAATATTTAAAGAATTATGATTACAAGATTTTTGTCATAGAACAAAATGATAGTAAACCTTTTAATAGAGGTAAACTTTTAAACATTGGTGCAAGAATTGCAATTAAAGAAGGATTTGATTATTTTGCATTACATGATGTGGATATGTTACCATTAAAAAATGTAGATTATTCTTATCCAGAAACACCTGTACATTTAATATCAAAAGTAGATAAAGAAGTTCCATTCGTTGATTATTTTGGTGGTGTAACTTTATTTAATGTACATGATTACAAATTAGTTAATGGATATTCTAATGAGTATTGGGGGTGGGGGTTTGAAGATGATGATTTATTATATAGATGTATACAAAGAAATATACCATTAGATAAAGTGGCATATGGTATAAAAGATAATAATTATTTGATTAATTATTTTAAATTCGATGGAAATACATCATATATTAAAATACCTTATAAGAATTTTCAATCCATATTTAATTCTGATTTTACATTATCAATTAAATTAAAACCGGAAGATACTAAAACTTCATTAAAAGAAACATTTGATGAATATTATGCAGTATCAATTCCAGGTAGAAACACTGGTATTTCATATACATCATTTAAAAGATATAAATCAGAAATTTGGACAAAAGATGATAAATCAAAATCTATTCAATCAGATATATTAGGTGAAATATGGTCGCATTTAGTTTTAGTTAAAGAGAGTAATCAAATTTCATTTTATATGAATGGTGAATTAATTGGAACCGAACAACTAAGTGATTTATTGTATGAATATGATAATGATTATTTTTATATTGGTGTAGGTAATCCAACATTAGATAGTAAACAATTTTATTTTAAAGGATTAATTGCTGAGTTTGCTATTTGGAATATTGCATTAGATAAAGATAATATAAATGAAGTATACGAAAATTCATTATATAAATCAATCATTAACGATTATAGAAAATATAACAAATCAAAATATCTTAAATGTTATTATGATTTTAAAAATTTCAAAGGAGATATTATACAAGATTTAAGTGGTAATAGAAACAATGGTATGATGTATAATTGTGAAGATGGTATTATACTAGATAAATTTGAAACAGAAATAGTAGTTCCTATCAGAAGAAAAGGACAATTTAAAACATTAAAACATACATCTAATTCTACAATTGGAAATAATTGGATTCATTCAGAAACAAGAAATAACCAAGAAAGATTTTATAATGAAATGAAAGGTAACATTGTAGATTTATCTATCGATGGATTAAACACCTGTATTTTTAAAGAAATAGATAGAGTGGATATAACAGATAACGCAGTTAAAATTTCAGTTAATATATGAAGTTAGGAGTTTGTGTACCATATAGAAATAGAGAAGCTCATTTAGCAGAGTTTGCACCAAGAGTTCATAAATTCTTAACGGAGCAAGCTATTGAACATAAAATTTATTTTGCACATCAATGTGATGATAAATTGTTCAATAGAGGTAAAATGAAAAATATTGCAGCCAAACACGCGTTTGATGATGGTTGTGATTATATTGTATGGCACGATATAGATATGGTACCAGAAGATAGTTCTTGTGATTATAGCTTCAATCCTGAGAACCCTAAACATTTAGCAGTAAGAATATCTCAAACAGATTATAATCTAAAATATGAGGAGTATTTTGGTGGTGCAGTACTATTCACAAAAGAACAAGTAATGACTACAAATGGTTACTCAAATGATTATTGGGATTGGGGTATGGAGGATGATGACCTATTTTGGAGATGTGTATTGACTGGTAATGCAGAGCAACATTATTTACCACAACTTGATAATCAAAAGTATGGTTATTTCAATGGTAAAGATTCATATGTAAAAATTGAACCATCCCGTTCATTAAGAAATGTTTGTTCAAGGTCGCATACAGTTTCCATATTAGTAAGAGCACACCAACAAGAAGAAAAAGTTCCAATTTATTTAATTGGTGATGAAGATAGAAGATTTTGTGAATACCCAATTTTCAGAAGACCGGGTCATGATTGGGGTATATCTTATAATAATAGTAGAGCATTTACTACAATGATGTGGAACAATAGTAGAGAGTTTTTATATCTTTGGGCAAAACGATATGAACAACAATGGACATGGGTTACATTGACCGTAGATGATGAAACTAAAGAAATATCATTATATATTAACGGAAAGAAAAGTGATGCACGTTTTGGAACAGGATTATCCTCACCATTACAATATGAAGGATTTTTAAAAAGATATGGTATAGAACCTTATTATATAGGAACAACTACATCAGTAAAAGAGGGTGAAGTAAATAAATGGTTTAAAGGGGATATTGCTAAAATGTTTATTTGGGATAGGTGTTTAGATGAAAATGAAATATTAGAATTTCCAGATGAAATGGTAGCACATTATGATTTTAATGAAACTAATGGAAATATTTTAACAGATTTAAGTGGAAATGGAAATCATGGTGAAATATATAATGTAGAAATAAAAGAGGAAGATATTTTGAAAATTCACAATACTATCTTACCTTTCCGTAGAGATGGTAAGTTTGAATGTTTACCACACCAAACGGAAGGATTGATTAGTATAGGTGGTGTTGATAAATGGGCAAAGGGTGAAACTACTGCAAGAAATGAGAGACGATATATTTTAGAAATGCAGCAAGGAACATATGATTGGAAAAATGATGGTATGAATAGTTTAGAATACGAACTCATATCAGTAGAAGATATAGGAAATAATTCAGTAATGATAAATTGTAAAGCATAATGGCAAGTTATGAAGAGTTTGAAAAGGTAAGAGAAAACCTTAATTCAGTAGGTGTAGGGTTTTGTTTAGCAAAATGGATGCAAGTAACAATGCATTTACATATTGGACATAATCATTCATGTCACCACCCAATGACACACCAAATATCAACAACTGAAATAGAAAGAGATCCATCGGCATTACATAATACTCGATTCAAAAAAGAAAAGAGAAAAGAAATGTTAGAAGGAAAAAGACCAACAGAATGTGATTATTGTTGGGGTGTAGAAGATAGTTCAAATCAATTTAGTGATAGAACTTTTAAATCATCTGAACCATGGGCATATCCACACTTAGAAAAAATTAAAAATACACATTGGAGAGAAAATATAAATCCTTCATATGTAGAAGTTTCATTCAGTAATGCTTGTAATTTTAAATGTTCATATTGTGCACCACCATTCTCAACAAAATGGATGGAAGAAATAGAACAATACGGTGGTTATCCAACAAGTGATAGTTTTAATGATTTGAAACATTTTACTAGTAGTGGTAGAATTCCCATTCCACAAAATGAATACAATCCATATGTAGAAGCATTTTGGAAATGGTGGCCTGAGTTATATCAAGATTTATATACATTTAGAATTACGGGTGGTGAACCTATGATGCATAAAGATACTATGAAAGTATTAGATTATATTATTGATTCACCAAATCCTAATAAAGAATTATCATTAAGTATTAATTCAAATTTAGGAGTTCCAGATAGTTTATATAAAAAATTCAGAGAGAAATTTAAAATAATTTCGGATAGAGGATTAGTTAAAGAATTAATAATTTATACAAGTTGTGATGGATATGGTGCACAGGCCGAGTATGGTAGAAATGGATTAGTTTATAATCAATTAATGGATAGAATTGATGATTTATGTGATTATATTCCTAGATTAACAATTGATATTATGAGCACTTATAACGTGTTATCGGTTCCATCTTATAAAAAATTAATAACGGATGTTTATTCATTAAAAGCAAAACATACAAACGCATTAAGATATTACAAACAACCTCTTTTATTAGATAGTTCATACCTTCGTTATCCTAATCATCAATCTATTAAAATATTAGATAGAGAATGGGAAAAGGAAATATTTGAACAAGCACAATTAGTTGAGTTTCATGAATTACTAAGAGAAGATGCTAATTGTTATGGGTTTAGTGATGTTGAAATTGTAAAAGTAAGAAGAATACATGATTATTTTATTTCAATTGATGATGAAGATAGAATGGCACACAGAAAAGATTTTTATAAATTTTTTAGTGAACATGATAAAAGAAGAGGAACTAATTTTGAGAAAACATTTCCTGAATTAACTGATTTTTATAACAAATGTAAAGAAATGAAATAATGGAATTTAAAGATACCTTTTGTGCAAGTTTATTTAGAGAAAGTAAACATAATACATCATTAAAACCAAATTTATTAAGCGATATATTTCAACATTCAGTTAAAATAGAATGTAAATTTATAGCAGAAAATAATTATAAAAAACAATGGATTTTTTCTAAACAAGGAATAATTAATAGTGGATGTTTTATTGATGGTAATAAATTATCATTTACATTATCATCAACCACTAATGATATTGATTTTACAAATAGTCAAGTTCAAATAGATTATGAATTTGATTATAATAAAGAATATGAAATTCAATATAAAATCAATACAAATACAAATGAATTAATAGTATCAGTAAATGGTGAAATTAGAAAAATGTATTATAGTGGAAATCTTAGTGATTATTCAAACGTACCATTATGGATAGGAACATCTAATCCATTTGTAGAGCCACAAAATTATTTTAATGGAAATATATCTAAGTTTATAGTTTCAAATAATGATGGAATTATTACGGATTTAGATTTTACAAATGTTAATAGATTTAAAGTTTGGGATAAAAGTGGTAATGGTAATTTTGCTTACATAGAAGAATTTGCAAATAAAACAATACAAATAAAATTAAATAGAATGATAGCTGGAAATTCATTAGAACCAGCAGATATTACTAATATAAAACAAACTTTAATATAATGAAAATATTAATAACAGGTGGAGCTGGATATTTAGGAACAGTTATCACTAAAACAATGTTAGAAGCAGGGCATAAAGTAACTGCAATAGATAATTTATCATTTAAACAATTATCACCTTTACATTATACATCAAACCCAAACTATAATTTTATTTATGGCGATGTAAGAAATGAAGCATTTTTAAGACATCAAGTTGGTATTCATGATGTTATAATTCCATTGGCAGCAATTGTAGGATTTCCCGCATGTAAAGCAGACCCTAAATTAGCGTGGGAAGTTAATTTTCATCAAATAGAAACTATATTAGATACAATTACTGATGACCAAATTATTTTATACCCAAATACAAATAGTGGTTATGGTATTGGTGAAGGACAAACGGAATGTACTGAAACTTCGCCACTAAACCCAATTTCAGTTTATGGTGAAAGTAAATGTGCAGCTGAAAAATTATTATTAGAATGTTCACAGTCAGTATGTTTTCGTTTGGCAACCGTATTCGGTACATCGGCAAGAATGAGAACGGATTTGTTAGTTAATGAATTTGTTTACAAAGCAATGACTGATAAATACATTACCGTTTTTGAAAAACATTTTAAGAGAAACTTTATTCATATTAATGATGTAGCAAGTGTATTTTTATGGGCATTGAACAATTACGATAAAATGAAACACAATGTTTACAATGTTGGATTGAGTGATGCAAATTTAAGTAAACAAGAATTATTAGAAAAAATACAAGAATATATTCCTGATTTTGCAATTAGTTATTCTGATTTTTATGAAGATCCGGATAAGAGAGATTATATTGTATCAAACGCAAAAATAGAAGCAACAGGTTGGAAACCAAAGTATAGTTTAGATGATGGTATTAAAGAATTGATGAAAACATATCAGGTCTTAATTCCAAAAATGACATCTGAATTTAGAAACGGATTCCCATTAGGTTACGCACAAACTTTTTAATATGAGTAATTTTGTTTGGGGTAAAAAAGGTGATGAAACATTTCAAGAATATAGAGATAGAGCAATAAACTCAGTATCTCCATCTTTTTGTGGTGCAAAGTGGTATAATGCAACCATATGGTTAAATATGGGACAAACTACATCATGCCATCATCCACCTGCACACAAAATACCACTAGAAGAATTGGATAAATCATACAAAGCACTTCATAATACGCACTACAAAAAGTTAGTTCGTAAAGAAATGTTAGAAGGTATAAGACCGGCAGAATGTGAGTATTGTTGGAAAGTAGAAGATTTAGGACCAGATAAAGTAAGTGATAGAGTTTACAAATCAGTTATATATTCGGATGAAGAATTGATTGAAGCAAAAGAACAATTTGGTTATACTAAGGATGTGGATTTGAAAACATTGGAAATTAGTTTTGATGCTAATTGTAACTTTGCATGTTCATATTGTAATGCATCATTTAGTACAACTTGGCAAACTGATATTAAAACAAATGGAGCTTATCAAAATTTAGTTACTGATGGTGCACCTGCATTTCACCACGCTGGAGATGATGCAATGATATATGGTAAGGATAACAAAGATAATCCATATGTTGCAGCATTTTGGAAATGGTGGGAAGGTGAGTTACAACATTCATTAAGAGAGTTAAGAGTTACTGGTGGCGAACCTACAATGAGTAAAGATTTTTGGAAGTTAATGGATTGGTGGAAAACCCATAATGAATGTAGTGTTAGATTTGCAGTTAATTCTAATTTAGGACAAAAGCAAGAGTTAGTAGATAGATTAATAGCAGCAACTCACAACTTTAAGGAAATCGATATTTATACGAGTGGTGAAAGTGTTGGTAAGCATGCAGAATATATTAGAGATGGTAAAGATTGGAATAGGTGGAAAACAAATGTAGAAGCAATATTGAGAGATGGTAAAGTAAGAACAATGAATGTAATGATGACAATAAATGCATTATGTTTGTTTAGTATTACAGATTTCTTAGATGAAATGAATATATTAAGAGAGAAGTATATAGATAAAACTCCACTCCTAATGACACTTAATATTTTAAGATTTCCTTCATTTCAATCAGCAACTACACTACCTGAAGAAATACGATTAGAAAGAGCAGACCACCTTCAAAATTGGGTTGAAAACTTTATTAAGAGTAAACCTTCATATTACAACGATACCGATTTGTGGGGGCTTGCAAATCAAATTTATAGGTTATGTGAATATTTAAGAGAAGTAACACAAGGACATAGATTTGCATCGGATTTAAGAAGTAGACAGAGAGATTTCAAATCATTCTATCAACAATATGATATTCGTAGAGGTAAAAACTTTATTGAAACATTTCCAGAATTGGAAGATTGGTTTGAAATGGTTAGAGAAAGTAGAACTGATTATGTTCAAGAAATCAAAAAGGTTAGGGGTGATGAAAATAATCGTTACAAATTAGATTATGAAAAAAGAGCATTAGAAGAAGGTATTGTAACAGATGATTTAGAAAATGAAATTATAAAACATTTGAATAATGAGTAATAAATGGGATCAATTTAGAGTAACTCCATCAAAAAAATTTGGTATGGAAGTTCCAATCTTTACACCTTCAATTTATAGAGAGTATAGAGGTGAAATATTTACAACATTTCATAATCAGGAACATCCTGTAATGATAAGAATAGGTGAAGGACATGAAATACATAGCAGATTCTCAAAATCATATAAGGGTGTTTTAAGAGGATTACACTATGACAATAAAACTTGGAAACTTGTACAAGCTTTAGTTGGAGATATTTACCTAATTGTTTTGGATATGCGAAAAGAAAGTCCTACATTTGGAGAGTGGGAATCCTTTATGATAACTGAGAAAGATAGAAATCAAGTATTAATTCCACCAGGATTCGCAAATGGACATTACGCATTAACCGATTGTATTTTTCATTATAACTTATTTTATAAAGATGGTTATGTGGATGCAGATGAGCAAGGTGTGGTTAAATGGAATGATCCGGAATATCAAATGGAATGGCCAACAATAAATCCAATATTACAAAAAAGAGATAGATAATGATAGAAAATTTACAAAAATATCCAGTTGTATCAGAAGTTCGTTACACAAAGGAAGATTTAATTAACTACGAAAGAATGATTGCAGACCATTGGGAAGCAGGTAAGATTAAAGGACCGGTGCATTTAAGTGGTGGTAACGAAGAACAACTTATTGAAATTGGTAAAAGAATTAAAGAAACAGATTGGGTATTCTCAACCTGGCGTTCTCATTATCACGCACTAATTAAAGGTGTGTGTCCAGTTTGGTTAGAAGAAGAAATCTTAGCAGGTAGAAGTATTACTATTGTTAGTGAGGAACAAAGATTTTATGCAAGTGCAATTGTAGGAGCAATCATACCTATCGCAGTTGGTGTAGCTATGGCAAATAAAAGAGATGGTAAAGATGATAAGGTATTTTGTTTTGTAGGTGATATGGCATTTGAGACCGGTGGGTTTTATGAAATGCACAAATATGCAGAAAGATATGATTTACCAATTGTATTTGTAGTAGAAGATAATGGTGTATCAACTAACACTCCAACTGAAGCAACTTGGAATGGAGAAAAGAGAACAATACCATCAGAAAAAGTTATTTGGTATTCATATGAAAAAGTATGGCCTCATTATGGAACAGGTAAATGGGTAATATTTTAATGGAAAAAATAAATTTTATATACGAATACGAAAACGATGGGGTTATATTTCCAAATGGATTAACATACGATGCGTATCTTTCTACATTGGAACAAATACAACTTCATGGTGTTTCTACAAATGATTTTTTTACTAGAGGTTATACTGACCATCATATGGTTATAAATTTATCCTCAAAGTATCCAGAAAAAACATTTAATGTATTTTATACAAGAACTATATATGAAAATGTATTACACTTCTTTACAAAAGTAAATGAAAGAAAATATACATTTGAAAAAAATGATAAACAATTTGAAGTAAATTTAATAACACCAGATAAAATACAAAGTGGTGAAAGAAATTATTATATTGTAAATTTATTTGGTAACGAAGATTTTTTATTTCAAACTCCATCTTTGACTGTAACTAATTTAGAAGAAAAACAATCTGGAAATAGACCACTTTTAAATTTAGATGAAAAAATTATAAATGCAATTAAATTAGGAGATTTAAAATTAGTAATTGCAACTTTCCATGAAGGTGGTGTACATTATCCATCTTTTTTTGAAAAATTATATTTTAGTTGTTTTAAATTAGGATTAAATCCGAATGATATACATTATGTAAATGCGGATGCAAATATAGAATTACAACATGATTTATATTGTAGAAATAATATAATTCCTGGAAAAATAAATTGTCATTTTGTAGATTGGTTATTTACAACGGCTTGTGGGGCATATTCAAATAATCCATATGATGAAGATGTATTAAATTATGAAGGTGAGAGAGAGAAAAACTTTTTAATATTTAATCGTTCAGTATTTAAAGATCATAGATTTTGGTATTTATCACAATTACAAAAAAATAAAGTATTAGATGATTGTTTATTTTCTATGATATTTCCATATGATAGAGAAATACAATTTGGACAAGATATATACAGAGGATTTCCTGCATTTACAACGGAAGAAGAATTTAAAGAAGTATTACCATATATGCAAGAAGTGAAAGATATGGGTTCTATTAAAATTGATGATGTAGATACATTTGAAGATTCTACATTTTATGTTAATGGACGTAGAGTTCACTATGGTTGGATTGATTGGAGTAAACCTACATTTGATTTTACTTTCTTACGAACATATATGACATTACTTACTGAATCATCTTTTACAAGTTGTCAAGTTTCTGAAAAAGGAGTAAAGGCATTAAGATACTATCATCCATTCATAGCGGTAGCAGGACCACATTATTTAAAAATGTTAAGAAGAAAAGGATTTAGAACATTTGGTAAATATTTTGATGAGAGTTATGATGATATTGAAGATCATGGAGAACGAATGAAAGCAATCGTTAAACTTACAACTGAATTAAACGATCCAAAAAAACTACATAAAATATTTATGGATAGTAAAGAAGATGTAATTTACAATTCACATTTATGTAGAACATTTTCTGACTACCAAACAATACAAGAACTATTTTACAATATATTTGAAATATGAAATTAATTAATTTTTATATTGAAAATTGGGCAAATGATGGAATTAATGATGGTTACACTCCATTACCAAATGGTGTCTTTGATTTTAAATTTAACCAATCATTTGCCGCAAATAATTTTACAGGAGTTATAGATGAAATTAGAGATAGTGAATTACAAAGTAGTTTAAATGAAATATTTTTAAGAGCAAAATATGGTGAAAAAAGATATGCAGTTGCATTTGAACATAAAGATTTAAAAATAGTTTTAACCGATAAACCAGTATTAGAAGGTGCAATTGAGAATTATTATTTAGTTACACCCAAAGTTCATATGGAAACATTAGAAGAATATTTACCATATTACGATACTATATTAGAAAAGGGAATTAAAATTTTATTTGTAAGTTTTCATGAAAGTGGTGTATATCCTAAATTTTATAAATGGATTAATAATAACAAATACCATAATCAAATTTATACTATAACACCTTGTTATAATATAAAAAAATTTACAAAAGGACATCACATATATTTTCCATTTTTAACATATGATTTAGATCATAACTTTAAACAAAACGATAGTTTATTTTCAGTATGTGATAGGGAAATGTATGATAATACTGCAAAAAGAAAAATGATTCTATCTTTTAATCGAAATGTAAAAAGAGAACATAGATTTTATTTTTATAATTTTTGTAGAATGGAAAATTTAATAGATGATAATTACATTTCATTTTTAGAATTTCCTGATGAGCATGTTGAGTTTTATAATACAATGCAAATTCCAATATTAAATGAATATAAAAAATTCTTTTTAGAAAATGCACCACATTATGAGGTATCGGTAGATGTTAGAACGGATGATCCTGGATATGTAGAAAACCTTTTACATAATTGGAACAATGATAGTTGGTTATATGCAGAGAGTTTATTTTCAATTGTACTAGAAACAAAATACTTTGAAAGAGATATTATGATTTCAGAAAAAGTATTAAGACCTATTGCAAATTGTCATCCATTTGTAGTCATTGGTCCAAGATATACAACAAAGATTTTAGAAGATATGGGATTTTATATTCCACCTTTTATAGATTATAATGAGTTAGATAAAGAAGATTTTCCTTGGTTACGATTGGTAAAAACATTTGAACAAATAAAAAAATTAGTAAAATATTGTGAAGAACACAATGAACTTCCTCCGTTTGATATGGATAAAATAGAAGCAAATCAAAAATTACTTTTAGGGTTTGATAGAAGTGAAGTTTTATATGAATACTATTCAAAATTAATAAAAACAAAAATAATATAATGAAAAAAGTTTTAATAACAGGTTGTAGTGGTTTAGTAGGAATACATTTAGTAAAAAAATGTTTAGTAGCGGGATATGAAGTAATTGGTGTAGATTTAAGACAATCTGAACATTTACCAACATCAGAAAGATTTACTTTTTATCAAATGGATTTAACTAAAACAGAAAACATAGAACAATTATTTTTCTATGAAACTCCTGATGTAGTATTTAATACATTTGGTGTTAAAGGTTCTCCATTAAGAGCAAAAGAAAAGCCAGTAGATTTCTTATATCCATCCTTTAAAATTAATACTGAAATTATTAATCAATGTGCAAAGAATAATACTTGGTTAATATTTGTTAGTTCAGTTGGAGTATATGCACCGGCAGAAACATTTATAGAAGATAGTGTATGGAAAACATTACCATCAGAAGCAGATTGGTTTCCAAGTTGGAGTAAGAGAATGGGTGAAGTATTGTTAGAAGCATATAAAGTTCAGTTCAATTACACTAATTGGGCAATTATAAGACCGGCAAATATATTTGGTGAATACGATAACTTTGATGGAACTGGAACCGTTATTGCAACTCAATGTAAAAAAGTATTTGAAGCAGATAGTGAAATAGAAGCATGGGGTGATGGTACACCTATTAGAGATTTTGTATATGCGGGTGATGTTGCAAATGCAATTTTATCGTTATATGAAAGACAAATTCATACAACTATTAATTTTGGAGCTGGTGAAGAAATTACAATCAAATCAATGATTGAACAATTAATAAAAATTAGTGGAAAAGATATATATATTAAATGGGATACAACCAAACCAAATGGTGACCTTCGTAGACAAATGGACACTACTAAACAAAAAGAAATTGGATTGTTACCAATATTAGGTTTTAATGAAGCTCTAAAATTAACATATGAAAGTTATATCTCAAAAAGAATTGGATAAAGAATTTGAGTATTTAGAAAAACAAAAAGCAATACTCAAAGAAGAAAGAGAAAAAATAATGTTGGAAAGAAGTAAATTGTATTATCAATGGAAAGAAATACAAGAAACAGATGAATCTATTCAAAAAGACCAAGAAAGAGTTAATAAATTAAGAGGTGATTTACAATTTGAATTAAAAAAAGTAAATGAAGAATATACTATTAAGATAGATGCTGAAATCGCAGAAATACGAAAAGAAAAAAACAATGAATTAGAACTAGAACTGCAACAAGATAGATTACGATTAGATAAAATTAGAAGAGATTTACATGAGTTAATTGCAATAGAAGAAGCAACAGTAATAACATTTAAACAAAAAAATATAATATAATGTTAGATATACAAAAAAATGAATATTCTACTGGAACAATATGGGATATGGTAGATGAAATAAATTCCGATTTTCTTAAATCTTTATACGATAGTGTTTTAGTTAAATTCAAAGATAACACAGATTGTGTAACTTATTTGTATTCATCATACAATGATCATCCAGATTATAAACAATCTGCATATTATACAAAAGATGAATTTATTAATATAAAACAATATGTAGAAGAAAAAAATGATGAAAGATATGAACCACATCAGCAAAATAAAATGTGTCATACTCATTTATCTGAATTTGAAGAAAAGATTGGTTTAGATAAAAATTATTTTAACAATGTAGTATATAAAGTATTAGATGATTTAGCAGTTAAAATATTAAAAAAAGAATATAATATAGAAGTTAACACAGAAGATTTTATACATAAAGCACAATTAACTTGGTATAGTGATGGTGATTTTATTAAAATGCATGATGATGGACCGACTGATACTAGAATATGTGCTTTGTTAATTTATTTAACTCCGGAAGAATATTATAAAGCAGGTAGTGGTGGTGAATTGGTATTGAAAAATAGAAAAAATACAATTGATATAGCTTATCCAATATTAGGAAACTATGCAGTTATTGATTTTACAAGAAACTCACCGGTACATTCAGTACATAAAGTGAGTGGAAATTTCAATAGATTTGCATATTTAAATTTTATAGAATTAAAAGATAAAAATGCAAGGCCTTAATAAATCATATTATTGTGGAAATGGGAATGAATTTTTTGGAAATGAATATTCTAAAAGATTAGAAGAAGCATATAATGGAATATTAAATTATAAAGATTTTGATTATCAAATTATATATTCTTTAAATGCAGTACACAATGTAAGTATTGTACCATCAAAACCATTTAATGAACAAATTTTTTATAAAAATGAATTTATTTCAAAGAAAGAAAATTTAGCACAAGTTTGGTTTGAAAAGAATAATCTAATAACTGAATTTCATTCTATATCTGATTATTGTTATTTAAAATTATTAGAATTATATCCTGAACAAAGTAAAAGATTTGGTGGTCCATCTTTTTCTTTAACAATATATGATAAAGGTTGTTTTATAGAAAATCATAAAGATGGTGATGATGATGATAAAAGTAGATTATGTGTAGTTTTATTGTATTTAAATAAAGATTGGAAACCGGGAATGGGTGGAGAACTAATAATTACAGATGAACATGGAAATAAATTGGAAATTACGCCAGAATTTGGTAACTTTGCAATACTAGATTTTCAAAATTATAATTTATACCATGAAGTTAAACCAATTACGGATGATAACTTTCATAGAAAAACATTAATAAGTTTTATACATTTAGCAAAATAAAAAATATGATAAATAAAGATTCAAAAATCCTGATAACAGGTGGTTCTGGATTAGTCGGACAGAACTTAACAAACCGATTACACAAAGAAGGTTACACAAACATTAGAGTTAATTTACACAAAAGAGGTGTAAGAAATCCAATTGAAGGAGTGGAGTATGTTCACTTTGATTTGAAAACATACGAAGGATGTTTAGATGCAACTAAAGGAGTAGAAGTAGTTTACCATTGTGCAGCAAGTACATCAAACGCAGTAGACACAGTAGTTGACCCATTAGCACATGTTACACCAAACGTAGCAATGAACAATTTCTTAATTGATGCCAGTTGGAGAAATAAGGTTCAACATTACATCTTCTTATCATCTAATACTGTTTATCCACCAAAAGGAGATAAGCCGGTAGTAGAGACAGATTTCCTATTTGATGAACCATATCCGGTATACTTTCCAGTAGGTTGGATGAAAAGATATGCAGAAGTTCAATGTGAATTATACGCAAAGTATTTACCAACAAAAATGAAGTGCACGGTGATTAGACCTGCAAATTTATTTGGACCACATGATAAGTACGATTTCAATAAATGTCATGTTACTCCTGCAACAATTAGAAAAGTAGCAGACCAAATGAACCCTATTCCAGTGTGGGGTGATGGTAGTGAATTACGAGATTTATTATATATTGAAGATTTTGTAGAAGCATTACAAATAGTAATGGAAAAAGAAAAAGAAGATTATCAAGTTTATAATATTGGTTCTAACAGAGTTTATTCAGTATTAGAAGTATTAGAAGCAATGAAAAGAATTGCAAACTATAATGCACCTACTGAATTTATTAAAGGTAAACCATCGATGATTCCAACTCGTAAAATTGATTCATTTAAAATTTATGATAAATTAGGATGGCAAGCAACTACATCATTAGAAGATGGATTAAAAAATGCATATGAATGGTATTTAGAACATAAAGATGAATTCCAAAATTAATGAAAGGTATTTTATTTCCAGGCGACTCATATACATGGGGTGAAGGTCTTCATTTATATTCGGAGTTACCAGATACAAAATTTGATGAAATGGCGTTTGATGGAACAAATTATACTCCTTCTCATATTAAATTTATAGAAGCAAATAGATTTGCAAGAAAAGTTGCAAATCACTTCAATACGTTTGAATTAGTTAGATTTAGTAATGGTGGTAACAATAATGATATTTTTGAATTTATTGATCAGTTACCAAAACAATATTTAAAAAACCATATGCCAGCTACTGGACGTATACAAGTTCCTAGATCGGTAGAATATAGATTAGAAGATTTTGATTATATTGTTTTACAATTAACTGATATGTTTAGAAATGAAATTAAGTTTGAATATAAAGACATTATCGGATATTGTAACATTAGGTCAGATGAAAGTATAAAAAGGTCTGGTTTTATTTTCTATTTAAAAGATAATTTTAATGGTAATATAAATTATTTCATTGAATATTATTTAAAAACTACAATTTATAATATAATAGAAAAATTTAAATTATACGAATCAAAAGGAATTAAAAGATGTTTTATTCATACATGGCATAATGACCCAATTCCGTTCTTTAACAATAATGAATTCTTAAAAGAAAGGTGGATTACATATGATGATGGAAATAATATATTTAATTCAATTATGGATTTACAAAGTTCAGAAAAAAGAAGGTCTGGTATGAGTATAAATGATGATTATTTTTTTATACAAAAAGGAATAATTGTTAATAATGGGCATACATCATTAGAAGCACATAATATACAAGCAAAAGCAATAATTAAAAAAATAGAAGAATATGAGCAGTCCACAATACACTCCGTATAAAGATGCATTAACAACGGCAATGACTAATTTAGCAGAGTTAGAAGATTCTGTTTTTATTGGACAACAAATTGTATATCAAGGAAATCCTATGAGCACAACATTGGGTGGTGTATCAAAGGATAAAATGATTGAAGTTCCTGTAATGGAAGAATCACAAATGGGAATGAGTTTAGGTATGGCAATGGCAGGTAAAAGAGTTATTACATTTTATCCAAGATGGGATTTTATTATATGTGCAACAAATCAATTAGTAAATCACGTAGATAAGATTGGATTAATGAGTGGTGGCAAATGGAAACCAAACTTAATTATCAGATTGGGTAAGGGTAGTGATAAACCATTAGATCCAGGTCATCAACACAAAGGAAATTACTTTGATGAATTTAAAAGTATGTGTCCTAATATAGAATTTCACGATTTAAAAAGACCTGAAGATATTGAATTAGCTTACAAATATGTAACTAAAGAAGGTGGTATTCATATTATGGTAGAATATCCGGAGTTATATTATGTATAGTGGAAAAGGAATTATATTTGTAGGATGTTCTTTTACTTGGGGTGGTGGTTTAGAATATTACCCACCATTTAAGGATATTCCAGATCCATATGCATTTCAATATGATGAACAAAAAATTACATTTGCAATAATGAATTTTATTAAAGCAAATAGATTTAGTAGATTGGTTGCAAACCATTTTGGAATGTGGGAAGCAAATAGATTAAATTGTGGTGGTTCTGATGATGGTTCAATTGACCAAATAAAAATGATGTTAGAATTAGGTAATCATAGTCAAAACATTTCCAAGCAATTTGAAAATATTAAAATGCAAAGATATTCAGCAGATGAAATTGAATATGTTGTATTCCAATTAACAGATCCATTTAGAAATTATCATATTAATATAAATGGTGAAAATTTAGTAATTAATATTGCACAAATAAGACAAAGAAATACTAATGAATTTAATAAAAATGATATTAAAATAGATAACAATAAAATTACATTACCATTAAATAATTTTGATATTCAACAAAATGATAAATTAGAATTATGTGATATAGATAATGAAGGAATTACAAATAA